ACGCCAACGAGCGCGGGATCCAGCAGACGTCGCCGGAGATGTTGCAAGCCTCCAGTGCCGCACCCCTAGCCTTTTTGAAGGAGGCGCAAAATGCGCCGTATTCTCCGCTCGCGGCTGAAGCGCAGTTGATCCAGGCCCTTGCGGGCAACGGTCAACTCGGCAAGCCCGACGTTGTGGAGAACCTCAGCGGCGCTGAGCGGGCAATGCAAGCCTTCGGGAACATCTAACGACCATGCCGTTCTACCCTGCACAACGTGGCGGCGGCGGAAACGCCGGCCTGATGTGGAACATCTACAGCGACCTCTGGGGTCCTGGCAAGAAGCAGCGGGGTGTTGATAACGACCTCCGCGCGCAGGCCAACACTCGCGCGAACGAGGCCAACATGCGTGAGGCTGAGCTGTTCCCGCATCAGCTTGAGCAGGTGAAGACCGCAAGCGCCGAGAAGGCCCGAGAGGCGGCCCGCGGGCAGGCCCTCGACAAGATCGGTCAAGCCCCCCGGGCGCAGCTTCCAAACCTCCCTTTTGTTCCGACGGAAGCAATCAACCAGGGCCTCGCGAAGACCACAACCGACGCCCTCGAAGCGTTAAAAACCACGCCGTTCGCCCAACTGTCACCCGAAAGCCAGGCGTTTGTACAGAGCGCCGCGCGCAATGTCTTCCCCGACCTGAACGAGGCTGACGCGGCGGTGAACTGGGACCGGATCGTTGGCGCCCGGACAGGGAACGCAGGAATTTTGCCGCAGGCCGTCACGTCTGAAGGCGGCAGGGTCAGCACTCAGTCTGTGCCTGCGTGGAAGGTCGACGAGGAGAAGTCGAAGGCGGCGCGCTCCAACATGGATGCCCTGACGAAGGCGGGCCAGGGGCTATTTCAAGATCTGCAGGGGCAGCCGATGATCCGAACTTATTTCGAGTCTAGCAAGGCTGTCGATACGCTGGGCAAGGCGGTCGAAGTCGCGAAGACCAACCCGAACGGAGTCGACGACGTTCAGATCATTTACAACTACATCCGGGCGCTTGACCCGTCTGTCGTGAAAGAGGGTGAGATCCGGCTCCTGGCCGAGACCAGCCCGCTTTTGTCGCGGCTCGGCATCAAGCTCGACTCTCTGACGACCGGCCAAAAGCTGAACCAGAAGCAGCGCGACTTGATCTTGACCGCCGCCAAGCGAGGACTGGAGAGCCACGCGACCGCCGCGCAGAAAGTCGCTGACTCTTACGTGAAACAGGCCGAAGCCCAGGGCATCCCGTCCGGCAGCGTCGCGTTTCCGCAATTTGGTAGTCCGAAGGTGCAAGATCCGACGACCCTCGTTACTCCCCCGGGGGCGCCCCCGGCGCAGGCGCCGAACGAAGTGCCGTTTTTCAACTCTGAGGCCGAGGCCGAAGCCGCGAACCTGCCGCCCGGCACAGTTGTCTCTTATTATGATCCGGTGAAGGGTCGTAATGTGCGGGCTCGGTGGCATGGACCAGCCCAGGCCGCGCCTGCCGCACCTACGCCTCCGCCTTTCCAGGCGTGGCCGCCGCAGTTCACGCTGCCGTCAGCGCCGCAGAACCCTGCGCAGCCGGGGTTTCAGCTTCCGGACATTAACCTTCCCCTCATTCTGTCCCGCTAATGCCTTTCGAGATCCTCGACGAGCAGCCAGCACAGCCCCCGTCGGCAAAACCCGCCGGCGGTTTCGAGGTGCTGGACGAGCAGCCGGTAGACGCGTCCTTCGTAATGGGCCGCGTCGCACAGGGCCAGCCTGTCAGTCTCGCCGAGGCGAAAATCGTCCGCGACTCCGACCAGAAAGGCGAGGGCTGGGGAAAATTCCTCGGTGACGTCGGGCACGGCTTGTGGGAAACCGGCAAGGGCGCCGTCTCGAACGCGGGGAAAGCGTGGATGGATCCCAACCTCCAAGCGTACCCGCTCAAGAAGTTTACGACGTTGGCCGAGGGGGCTCTCCGCGGGACATACGATCTCGCAAACATGGCCCGGCAGGCCGCGCGGAAGGGCTACGACAAAGTCCGCGACTCTGGTGCGCCCGAGGACGAAAAAGTCCAGCACCTACAATCCCGCCTGAACCAAAGCGCCGAATGGGCCAAGGGTCGGGCGCAAGGCTGGGACGGACAGGGCACGCTGACGCCGTTTGTCGGGAACCTTCCTGACGCCCTCAAGCCCATGCTGGCGCCGTCCGCCCCAGGTGCCGAGGCTGCGAGCTTGGTTCTCGACCCGACGCTCTTGATCGGCGGCGAGGGCGCCGTCGGTAAAGGGCTGATGAAGGCCGCCGCCGCGGGCGCGCTGAAAAAGATCCCTGGTGCTGCGAAGGTTGCTCAGCTGGCCAGCAAAGCCGCAGAGTTGGCTCCTAAAGTCGTCCCGAAGACTCTGGAAGGTGTTGAGAAGGCCGCGAACGCGGTTAAGGAAGCCGCTGCCAAGCCCGGCGCGTTTGTCCGCCGCGTCCCCGAAGAGTTTCGCGCGCCGGTTTCGACCGCTGCGTTGCCTGTCACTGCGCCGGCACTCGCGACTCGTAAGGTTGCGGGCGCGGTTTCCAAAGTGGCGGAGTTCACTCGCCGCCTTTCCGAGTTGCCTGGCGCGACGCAGGCCGGATCTCGGCTTCAGCAACTGGCGAAAGACGCCTCGGCTCCCGCCTGGGCGCGTAATACAGCCCGGGTATTGGATGCTCGCGGTGTTGGTAGCGCGGCGTTTGATGCGGCTTCTGAACTCGGCAAAGGCGCGGCGCATGGCGGAGCGTACGGCGCCGCATTGGGAGCCGGCACAGCCGAAACCAGCGAGGAACGAGCGCACGCGATCGGCGGGGGTATGGCCCTCGGTGCCGCGGGGCGCGTGGGCATGCGCTACCTTCCTGCAGGCCGCGCGCACAAGATCGCTCAGATGCAGGCGAACGACCTCGCGTCGTTGTTCGAGCGGTTGGAAGGCCAGGGAACTCGTCCGGAGCTGCTGGACAAGCTGCCGTCTCACGCAGCCGACACACTGGCGGCGTACACTGCGGCCGTCGACCCCAGCCTAAAAGTTACTTTGCACGATGACGCCGGATTCGCCGCTGCCGCCCCTGAGCAACCGAACGCCGCCGCGTTTTACAACCCGAAGACCCACGAGGTCGTTCTGAACCTCGACCGCCTGGGGAGTGCCACCGGCCACGAACTCGGGCACGCTCTGATGTCTGCCCGCAAGGTGGACGGTGAGGCGCGTCTGGCGATTGATTCCGCTCTCGGCACGGACGGCGTTCTGGCTGCGGCCCGCGAATACGCCGGCCAGTTGGTCGACAACGACCTGAAACGCCAGCCCCCGCCGCTCCCCGGGCAGCCCCCGCCACTTCCGCAGGCTCGCGAGCAGCTCATTGCGAACAAGATTGCACAGCTGACGCAGGCGCATGGCGGCGACGGCTGGGTGTACTCGGAAATTGTCGCAGACGCAGCGAAGAACCAGATCACACCTGACCTGTATAAGAATACGCTCCGGCCCTCGATGGCGAAGACCGTGCTGGAAGCCCTGGGCGCCAAGGCCCGCGGGGATCTGGCCGGCATGCTGCCGCCTGGCGCGTTGTTTAGCGACGCTCGGATCTACGGCGGCGACATCGCCAAGATGCTGCAAACGCATCTCCGCGAATCTCACCGCGAAGGCATCAAGCCCACGACCGCGAAAGAGGAAGGCGTCAACGTCCCGTCTGATCTGCTCGGTAAGCACGCTTCTGTTCCAGTTGGCTCGGATGCCGTGAAGGTTGAAGGTAGCGCGATTGTCCCCCGGACTCCCGCGGAGGTTCGGCAGATTGAGAAGGCGAGACAGCAGGCTGTGAAGCCGATTGTCGACCAGCAGCCGAAGCCCCAGGGCGACGTAAGTCCCGAGGTGGCTCCGCGTGTTGGTTCGGATGGTACGGTCGAAGTTCGCGGCACCAAGATCAGCGATCAGATCGCCGGACTCCCGCAGTTTTCGGACGAAGCCAAACGCATCGCGAAGCAGGTCGAGGATGTGATTGCCGGCGGGCAAGGCGGAATTATTCGGACGTGGTACCAAGCCCTCGGCTCCAGCAAGGTCGGCACCTGGGCGAAGTCTGTACGTAAGAAGCTCGGCAACTGGTCTGTTTCGCAGGTCGACATTGCGCCGTACGAGTTCCATATTTCCGACGCCAACAACGTTCTTGTGCGTGGAGTATCCCGGACTGCGGCGGAGCAGAAGCTCGCCCGTTGGCAGCAGGAAGGAAAGCTCGACAAGCTCTGGGGCGGTGACGCGGACGCCTTCAGAAAGGATCTCCACACCTACCTGCAGAACCACGCCCAAGGACTGCGCGGGGCCGTCAACCTCGGCGACGAAGTCCGGGACGCATTAAATCTATTTGTCACTGGGCAGGCGTCGAAGTTCAAAGACGCGAACCCACTGCGCGCGGACGTCTCAGGCAAGGACAAGAACGGGATCATCCGCTCCATCCGCCTGGACCGCATGGCGAACCCTGAGCACGTCGAGGGCAGCCTCCCGCTCGACTGGACAAAGCAACAGCGCAATTTTAGCCCGGCGGGCGACGATCCGGTCGTTGCGGCCGCTCTCCGAACACCCGGCGGCCAGATCTTCAGCGATCGCTGGCATGGCGGCGCAATGATGCAGATCATGGACGCGGCGGGCCGGGGCGAGCTGAAGGAGCCTGCATTTGATTTCGAGAATGTCGCGGATGGTTTCGTCACCAAAAGCGGCAAATTCTTGTCCCGCGAGGAAGCTCTGCAGCACGCGCAGGCCCAGGGGCAACTCCCGGACAGCGCCCGATTTGAAAACGGGCAGCTGGAGTCCGATGCGTTTGCGGCACAGCGCAGTTTCTCCCCGTCGTCTGACTCTTACATCGACGACGCCCGCGACGTTTTCGCGAGAGCCCCCTCGCTCCAAACGCTCCGCTTCGACCGCGGAACCGGCGAGTTGATCGATCACAAAGGGGACGTTGTTTCCGAGAACGACCTGAAGACGTTGGCACCAGGCGTCGACATGGATCGGGTCCGTGGTGCGGTTGTCACACTGACCGCACTGCAGGAGTGGGAAGCGCGGCAGGGCAATCTGTTTTCGCAGGTCTCGCAAGCCCCTAAAGCTCCTGGCGAGCCCGTCGAAAACCGTAAGGTGTTATACGCACCGTCGAAAGACAAACTCGGTTTCTATTCCCAGCTCGAAGAGACGTTAAAAGCGATCCCGCCGAAGTCGTCTCCTGCACAGATTCGCGCCATGTTGCGGCAGGGTGTGAAGGAAAAGGGCAAGCTACTCGCGAAGCCGGTTAAGGCTGAGGAGATGCGCGATACGAAGGCGCCAGACGGGACGACGTTCGAGGAGTGGCTGAACGAGAACCCGAAGGCGACGCTCGACGAGATCAAGTCGTGGGCGCAGGTCAACAAGACGAAGGTATACGCCAATGAAGGCGCGAATAAGATCGAGGGAGAAGAGTATACCTCTGAGCCTGAGCCCGTGCGGTTTCGCGAGGCTCATTACGTTGAGATCGCGCCTGATCATGTATCAGATCACTTCCGTCAAAAAGTCGAAGACGAGTTTCACGACCAATGGGCCGACGAGGTGCCGGAGGAAATGACCAGGCCCGAGTTTAAGGAGGAAGTTGTGCGGCGGATTGATGCTTATCTTAACGAGCATCCGGTGCGCGAATGGACCGACAACGAGCATGGTTACACGATCCAAGGGTCCAAGGAACAAGGGTACGCTGTATTTACTCCGGACGGCGATGAAGTCGACTCGGAGATCACTCGCTTTAGTCGCGCAGTCGACGCTGCCAACGAGCACGCGTTTGACGCCATGTCCACGACTGAGCGGCACGACGACGAGATCAGCACAGAGCCCCAGTACAGCTCTTATGTCCTCGGCAAAGCCGGGGAGAACTACCAGGAAGTTGTTTTTGAAGTGCCGGGGAACCGTCCTGGTTCTGGCTTCGAGAGCAGCCATTTCAGCGGCAACCCGGATTACATTTTCCATGCCCGCACGAGTGAATATAAGACGCCGAAGGGCGAGAAGGTTTTCCTGATCGAGGAGACGCAGAGCGATCTGCACCGCGGGGGACGGGAAGAGGGGTACAAAGATTCGTCAATCGAGCGAAAACGCAAGCAGCTGTCAAACGCCTTCGATGCCCGTAGAGACGCGATCTCCCAGGCGAACCAGATAACACCAACTGCTGACTTACAGAAGCTCTTCGCGGACGATCCTGAACTTACTCGCATAAAGGCTGAGAGAGAAAAGCTCCACGAGTCGCAAGGCAAGCTCCCCGACGCGCCACTCAAAAAATCCTGGTCCGAGTTCCTTCTGAAGTGGGGTCTTCGTGAGGCTGCGGCTCGCGGCGCGCAGTACCTGGGTTGGGTGACTGGTGGGCAGACTCAAGAGCACTACAATTTGCGGAAGGAAGTCAAAGAACTGTCCTGGGATGGGAAGACACTCAAGGCGGATCTTGTCCGTGGCGGACAGAGGTCGTTTCCGGCGGCCAACGAGGAAGAGGTCGCGAAGTACGTTGGGAAGGGCGTTGCGAGTCGGTTGGTAACGGCTGACCTGAAGCCCGAGCCGGCGGTTATGACTGAAGCGCAGTGGGCGCAAAAATTCCCTGAGCAGTGGGCAGAATACGCGAAGTCGCACAGTATTGGGCGAGATCCGTCTAGTGCACACTGGAAAGCGGTTGAACCAGACGGGGCGTCTAGCGGAGTATTTACTTCGCAAGAAGCCGCGGATTTGTGGTCGAAGCGCGTGTCTAGTACGCGATCTGTATCCGGCGGAGGTCTTGAGATGGGCGGCGAGTGGGCGGTCAACATGTACGACAAGGCCCACGTCAATTTTCTGGAGGATTACGCGAAGTCGCAGGGTTGGCTGAAGGCTCTCGGCGCGGAGCAGAGCAAGCCCGACCCGAACCAGCTCGAACTCGCCGGCATGCCCGAGCACAAGGCGAAGCGGGCTGTTCGAGACGTGGAGATCATTACGAAGCATGCCGGATCGGGTCCTTCTGGGGCACGCGGCGAAGGCGAAACTGCGAAGGTTCACGCGATCGCAATCCCGCCCGAGGTTAAGGATCACATCCTCCACGAGGGGCAGCCGATGTATTCGCCTAGCAGCGAGCCCGCGGCTCCCGACACGCTGACGGCTCTGCACAACACTTCTGGCGCTGGCATTCTGGCCGCGGCTCGTATGGGCGGCATTCCCGCCCCGTCGGTGGCTGTTATGAAGCGGGAGCACCCGTTCTCGTCCTTCGGTGACATCACGCTGATCGCGCCGCGCGACGTTGTGGATCCTGAACACGGCACAAAAGTTTTCGACGCGGACGCGTACACGCCGCGCCAGCCCAAGCCGGAATACGGTCGGATTCGCTCAGCAGCAAAGAGCCAACTCCGTAAGCAGTTCGAGGCCGAGGTCAAGCGCCTGGACGATTACAGCAACTTCCACGAGGTCCTTGAGGCATTGGGCGGACAGTACCGGACGCCGAGCAAGGAAAAGGCTATTGAGGCGATGGGCAACTCTCCCGCCGTTGTGTCTAAGTTCCTTGCCGATACCGGCGGCAACCCGGCTGACGTCTACCGCCGACAGTCGAAGCCCGGTGCGTCCTCGAACGAGTATTCGACCGAACTCCTTAAGGAACGGGAAACGCTCCGGAAGATTCTGTCGGGCCGGCAAGACGAGTTTAATAGCTGGGCCGAGAACATCCTGGACCCCGTATTCGGTCAGCCCTTTGTGAAGGTCGGCGGCCAGCGCCTTCCCTACACCGCGGAGAATGTCGCCCGGGCGATGACCGGCAAGACCCGAGCCCAAGAGGGCGGGATGACCTACGGCCCCGGGCACGCCCGCGCGTCTGCCTCCCGCCAGTTCGGGTCAGTTCCGGAGATGCACAAAGCCGAGGGCAACCTCGTCTCTGACGACGATTTCCAGAAGCACCGCGACGCGCAAGAGCCGATCATGGACGCGTACCGGCGGGCGGCGGTCGGAGCAAATAACATCGAGCACCGGAGCACCTGGGATAACCTCGACGACGCGATGCGCGTTCTTGGGATGTACTTGCGCGGCGGCAAGAGCGACAGCCCGGCCCGGATGGCCGCGGCGCTGCGCCGCCACGGGTTCGGAGACGACCCGGAAGTCGTCCAGGCGGCGATCAAAGCTGCAGGCTCCCTCCGCGATGCTCCGACGGAATACTTCGAGGCCAAGCCGCAACGGGAGGTCAAACTTCCTGAGTTTGTCGGCGCTGTAGTGCCTGAAAAAACCTCTCCGCGGGTCCTGGCTGTGCTGGAGAAATACGGCATCCAGGTCGAGACATACAAGAACAGCGAAGACCGGCAAGCTGCGACTGTGCGCCTTCGCGAGAAGCTGGCTGGCGAAGGGCAGGCTGTTCATTTCGCACCATCAGAGGATGAAGGCTTCTTTTACAAAGCCGATCCGGATCTTCCTGGGCACGATCCTAAATACCGTACCCCGGAGCCTGAAAGGGACCTGCCGGACGCCTCAACTGCTCGGAATGCCGGACTGATTCATTACTGGCAGGCTCCAAGCGGGAACCTGTACGACGCCGACCGTTATCATTGGAAATGGGCACGGGAGCATGTGACAGGCGATGCCGCCGACGCAGTCGAACGGATGATCCGCAATGGCTGGACTAGGATCAACGTCTCGGCTGGTGACAGGATGGTTCTTGTCCAAGGCCGGCCGAGTCGAGCCCAAAGGGCGAGGTTAGAAGATTTGGGGTTCAGTGTCGAGCTGCCGGTAATGGACGACAGCGGCATGCTTTTGATTGAGTCGACGGGTGAGTTCGGCCAACCCCCGGAATTTTCGCCCAGCGGCACAGCCCCGCAGAAGGGCGGTAAACGTCCCGCCCTCCGCGAGCCTAGGGAACACCTGGCACCAGGTCCGGAGCAACCGGACGACGAAGAGAATGAAACCCACATACAATGAATGCTTCATCGCGGCCCTGACCGGACTCCTTGCTGGAGACGCGGGCGGCCTGGCGGAAAAGGTCGTCCAGGGAGGCGGATTCAACAATCCGTCAGACGCGCGGGAGCAGGCCGCGTATACGCTCGTCCAGGCCGCTAAGGCGATTGCTGAAGCCGCCGTGTCGGACGCACCGCCTAAACCCCGGGCTGCCCGGGGCTTCACGAGCAAGATCAGTTGAAGAACGCCCATCAGCACACGATCGATCAAGTAGTCGGCCTCCGGACCTTGTCGGCTGACGTCAGCGCACGACTCGCTGAGATCGAGAATGAGATCTCAGCGATCGAAGGGGACATTGCCGCCTTGGAGGGCATAGTCGGGCCGCCCATGGTCCTGGACACCGGCCCGTCGCCGGGGTATACCAAGATCGCCACCCTCAAGCGCGACGCCGTCGAGCAGTTCTCGGTGCAGGTGGACGGGCAGCTCAACTTGTTCCATTCCGAAGCGGACACCCAGGGCGTCACGATTAGCTGCAACAAGCGCGGGAAGACTGGCGACGCTAGCGCAGCGCCGGTTTCCGGGGATTCGATTGTGCAACTGCGGGCATACGCCTGGAATGGCTCGACGTACGGCGCAACTGGACAGATCCAGTTTGTTGCAGGGACGCAGCACAGCGGATCGACTGCCCAAAGCTACGTGCGTGCGTACGCGGTCCCCCCGTCGTCCACAACAGAGACGGAGGTGCTCCGGGGGACATTCGACTCTTCAGGCAATCCGATGCTCACGATGGGAGGCGCGACGTCGAGCTACCCAGCACTGAAGCGCAACGCCGCGTCGTTTGACGTGCGCCTGGCCGACGACTCCGCCTATGCCGCTTTTACGACGGGTACGTTACTCGCCGCCACGGGCGGGATGATCATGGGGACGACGGACTCGGCGTCGGTCTTCGCATACTCCTTCACCTGCAAAAAGCGCGGCACTACCGGCGACGCCAATGCGGCAGTTGCGACAGCGTCGGAGGTAGGAAACTTCTCCTGGCAGTCGTGGAATGGCTCGGCTTATGTCACAAACGCGCTGATGGTGATCAAGACGGAGGAGGCGCAGTCGTCGGGGCATGCTGGCGCGCAAATTAACTTCCGGACCACGGCTGTAGGCTCTGGGTCCGTGACAAACGCGGCCTATATCACGGCTTCGCACAACTTCGTAATCGGCGCCACGTCAACCAACGAGCCCGCGTCCCTCGTCAAGGGGCTGGTGCTGGAGGCCGGAACCGCAGCCACCGGCGACCCGACGTCGGCGGGGGCGGTGTGGGTAGTGTCCGGGGAAATCCAATACCGGACCAGTGGGTCGAACGAGGGATCAGGTCAAACTAACCGCGTACACAACCGCGGCGCGCAGCAGGCCGGCGTAGGGACCAACTACACGCTAACGAACTCTGCGGCCCGGGTGACATTCGGCACGACGAATGCAGAGATCAACTTACCGACTGCCGGCACGTACTAGATCATCGCGAACGTTTCTTTTAACGCCGGCACGACGTCAGGCGACATCTATTCAGCGGTGCTGCGCAATCTCACCGACTCGACGGACATTGGATCCGCGAAGCGGTTCACCCAGGCCAGCGCGGCACCGCTCAAGTTCAATACGACGCTGATTGAAGTCGTCACGGTTACGGCCCTAAAGGCGGTCGGCATTTTTGCCTACAACGAGACGGCTGCTCGCGGCGCGGTCGAATCAACGACTACCCAGGTCGCGTACGTGAGGCTGTTTTAGCCCGACCTGGATCGACTTCATCCAGTCCGGCGGCGGGGCGAACAGATCGGCCATCTTCTTCGGCGCGACACGGTCCCCGTTCTCGTCTGCCATCCAGATAAACGTCCAAAAGTCCCCGCTGACGCGGTTCACACAGCCGAGGTCGGTCTTTGCCCCGACTGGGCACGGCCCCATACGGGCGTTGTCCATGAAGTAGAATTTCCCCTCCCACTGAAAAAGTACGCCGGCGTGGAAGCCCTGGAGACCCCCGAATTGCGACCAGCGGTACAGGATCCGGCGGGCCGGGACGCCTTGCGCCTGGAGATAGGACACCGTTGTCGTGCTGAAGGGGTCACAATGCATCGGGACCATGTAGTCCGGCAGGTGCTTAAACGACGGCAGCGGGGCAGCCGGGGCACCGAACGCCAGACTGAGCAGCAACAGAACCAGGGTGAGGATAGGGCCGCCCGCAAACACGGTCTGGATCGTTGCACTTGGGCACTTGCTGCGAACCCGCGCAGCCGAGACATGGCTCTTGAACTCAAAGGCGTGATCCCGCTTTGTCGTCCACTCCGGGCCGCCTGCGAAGCTGCCATCCCGCACAAAACTACCATCCGCGCTCCGCGCCCAGCCCGGGCGGGCGGCAACGTACCACGTCTGTTTTAGGTCTCTGCGATATTCAGCCACGATGTACTTCATACCGCACAATACGACACTGTCTGACGTTGTCAAACGTGGCTTTTCGTGGTAAGTTACTGAATGCCACGGCTTCGTTTCTTCTCGCTTCTTTTCCTTGCGCCCGCGCTCCTTGTAGGCTGCATCGGCCCTCGCCCACTGCGCCCAGGCAACGCCTCCCTTTCCGCCGGCACAAACGGCATTGTGGCCACCGTCCGGCAGCCGGAAAACCCCCAGCAAGCGTCCTCGCAGCAGATCGAACGGGTCACGGAGACGCGCCCAGACGGCACCGTGCGGGTGACTGAGAAGGCGGGCGCGACCATTGGAGCCGCGCAGAAGGATACGGCCAGGGAGATCGCCGCGAAGCTTGCCAGCACCCGGCCCGTCCAGATCGTCGGGGTGATCCTAATCCTGGCCGCCTTGGCGATGTTCCACCCAGTTGTTCGGGCCGTGACCGCCAGCTCAACGCTGCAAATGGTGACCGGCGCCGTTGGGTTGTTCCTCATTTTTGCGCCCGTGGTCGTGGTTGGAAACGAGAAGCTCCTTCTGGTCCTAGGCATCGCCGGGCCAGCTGCGTACTTCTTCATTCACCGACACGGGAAGTTGCAGGGCTTGGTCGATGCGAATAAAAACGGCATCGACGACCGGGAGGAAAAACAATGAAGATTCTAGACACAGCCCCAGGAAAAGACGGGGCGATCGGACTGTTCGGGATTGCGGCGGCGACAGGAAGCCACTGGATTGCGCAGCTGGAGCCGTGGCTCGCCCTTGGTTCACACATCTTCGGTTTTGTTGCAGCTGGTCTCTCGGCTGCGCTGCTTGCGCTCCGCTTATGGCGCGCAATCAAGAAAAGGGGGGACGACAAGTGATCGTCCACGATCATGGCAAGTTCCATGTGCGCTCAGAGAATGGGCGCAAGAACCTGGGCACCTACAAGACGAAGGAGGAGGCCGTCAAACGGCTTCAGCAGGTCCACTACTTCAAAACCCACCCTAAGAAGGGCGGGAAGTAAGCTTTTCCACCTTCGCGCGATACCAATCGAACCACTGCGCCGCGGAGCCTTTGAAGCCCGCGGTTTTTGCGTTTTCGAGGTACTCGTAGATTTCCCCCGACAGGCACGCGCGGAGTAAATAAAACCATTTTGGGTCATACATGACCGCCAGCTTGTCGGGCCAACAGAGCGCCGACGGCTTTTCTCCACACATGCTCGCCAAGTGCCGCGAGTGAAACAGGCACAGCCGGTACGCCTGCAAGGCTCTTTGCTCGGCTTCCAACTCTCCCCGGCCTACAACTACCCGGTACCAGAACTTCACCAGCCTCCGCACCAAGCGGCTGCCGCCGACGGGGTGCAAGCGCCCCTCCTGGCCGTCAATGTTCGGTTGACCCCAGTAACCCCAGTCGTGGACGACAATGCAGAGCCATTCAAAGCCCCGCGGCCAGCACCCCTGGAATTTCCGCCAGGCCAGGGCAACCGTAACCGGGTGCCAAGCGAATTGGTGGACGCCAAAGAGAAGGCTACGAGTTCCCAGAGTCATCAGTCGATGTTCATGCCGAGGATTTCCCCCGTGTTACGTTCAACGCAGACCGCGCGGTCGTCCCAGAGCTGGTACATCTGCATGTCCTTGATGTTGGTAACTGGTAAGACTTGACCAATGTGCTCTATGCACCAGTTCTGAGTCGGGCGCAGGACTGAGACGTCTCGGTCTTGGACTCGCGCAGTGAAGATCCGGACTTCGGTGCCTTCCGCGAGCCAAAGCTTGATGCGATCCACCATCGGCCGGATCGGTTCTCCGATATGCTCGATGCCTTTCCATCCGTCGTAATGCGCAAGCGTTCCGTCGAGGTCGACGCCGATCCAGCCGTTTCTGTGACTCATAAAGTTTCTTTGGCCCAGAGGGCGATAAGTGCGGCGTCAGAGGTGCCGTGGTCCTTTTTACGTTTGAACAAATCCGCTTGCGCCGGGAACAGCCCGATCGCGACGTCCCGCGTCATCTCCTTGAAGGGCTTCTTGGGCAGCCCCAGTTTCTTCTTCCAGTAGTTCGTCCACTTCAGCGGATGAACCTCGATCATTCGTCCGAGGTGCGTTGTGTAGATAGCCCCCTCCGCGACGCCTGTAGACCTTCCGAAGGAAAACACGCTGCAGACACCCTCACCTGGGCGCGCATTAACCGCCTCAATCACGACCACGTCGGCCCCTGGGCTGAGTGTCGCGACAGCCCGCGCAATGTCCCGGCGCGCCTTGAAATCGCGCATTGCGGTCAGCTTGCCGTCCTCCAAACGGACGCACGCGCCTGAAATACCGGGGTCGATTGAGACGACGATCATACCGGCACTTCGTCGCGATACCCCAGCAACTCGCGTGCATAGCCGCTGAGACGGACCGGGATCTTGAAGATGTCGCGAAACAACCAGATCAGCTTTGCGTGATAGTCTTCGAGCGTGCCGTCATTGTGGATCGCACAACCGTTTGGCAGGGCTAAAATGTCCTCCCGCGTAAACGTCACGGTGAAATCTTCGGGGACGCCTGGGCGGTCGACCCAAACGACATGATCGAACAGAGGGGCGGCGGCTAAGACCTCGACCTTGTCGCGGCATCCGGTGCAGATGTCTCCTGTGGCAAGGCAGAGCTTCACCAAGAACGCCGGATCGCCGCGGCGCATCCAATCACAGTGATCCTTCCAAAACTGCCGGTTGTTGTGGCGCTCGTCGTATGCGGTTTGCGGGTGAACTCCCAGCGCCGATGCGACTGACTCTTTCGCGGCCCAGGATGTCGAGCCGGTGTAGCGAAGGCCCAGGTGGGACTCGGCAAACTTTGCGGCTTCGTCTTTCCCTGCGCGGCCCCAGCCGACGAACAATACTCGTTTATTTCGCTCCATAGGTTGCGGCAATGTCTGCGTTGACCCCGTCGAGGGCGCCATACGCGGATGTTTGAACGACTTCGGCCATGTGGATCCCGCCCTCCGTCAGCTGTAGGAGATCGGCCTGCGTGAACTCGTTCACTCGAACGAATTTGCGGCCGTCCGACAGCTCGATCATGACTGCGACGGAGAGCTTCATTGGCTGAAAATTAAGAACTCACCTCGGGACGGGTCGTAAATGACCTCGGAGATCTGGATCCCTTTTTCTGCGAGGGTCTTTAGCATCGCCTCGAATGCCGGCAGGGAATCCCGCTCGCTGAAGGTGAGAATGCGGGGCAGCGTCCGAACCTCGCCGGCCCGGTCTTTCAACTCAGCGGTGTACATCCGGCGCTGGATTTCGATCAGCTTGCCGGCAAGTTCCTGGTGCCGCGGAATCAGCGGAGCGAACTCCTTGAAGACCTCGGCGTGTTGTTTGCGGAGATCGGAAATCACTTTCCGCCCTCCACATTCCTCGCCCATTTCACCGCGAAAGTGTCCGCGAACGATGCGCGTGCCTCCCGTTCGCGTATATAACGCAGCGCGGTCTCGTGCCGGGTCTCGCCCTCGAATTTCTGCGCTACGGCATACAGAAGCTCGTTATACTGCTCCTGGGCTTTTGACGACTCCGCGGGGCCGGGCGGGGGTTCGTCCACCGTCCTGTAATTGCAGTCAACGCGGGCGCGGATCTCGTCGAGAAGCTGGCCGGTCGTCGCGTTTCCAAGCCAGGGCTGCGACCAAATCTCTTCGAGGATCTCCGCGAAGGCTTCCGCCAGCGCAGTGTCCATTACTTTGTGCTTCGTCCACGGCTTACACCATGCCTGCGCAGCTTTCTCCCGTGCCAGTTGCATGCTCGCTTCTTTGCTCACTTGGACACCTCGACCTTCTTCGCCAAGCGCGCCGGCAGGTCGTATGGGATCACGTCCTGAGACGGCGCCGTATGGAGGTTCAGCTCGTAATTCCAGCTCCGCCCGTGCTTGGGGTGGACTCCAAAAAACAGCTGGAACGGCCGGCAAGGAGTGAAATTGCAGTGCAGGGCGAACTCGTCGTCTGCGAAAAACGCGCCGTTGATCAGATACCGGCCGACAGCCGTCGAGGCACTAACTCCGCGGTGCTTGTCGCCGACGATGTAATAGTCAGGAGCCTTCTCGCCGATCGCGTTGTATCGCTGCGTCGTCGCGTTGACTTCCCGGCCCATTGCATGCGCGGGAATGCCGAGGGCCTTGTCGCCGCCGGACAGGTGATCGCCGTGCGCGATTTTGATCCGAGAGTTGAGGATGTCGAAGACTTGCTGCGCGCCTTCTTCCAGGATGAACTTCGCATTGCCTGGGCCGGACGTTTCGAGCAGGGCCTGGATCTGGCCGAGGACAATGAAGTCGAAGTTGCTGTAACGGTTCTCCGTTGGCGGCTTCTTCTGGTTCTGCCAACGGCTGTGATTGCCACCAAGACCGCGACAAACGACTTCCGGGACGACTCGCGACAGCCGCGCAACAAACTGGTAGTACGCCAGCGACGCCAGCAGCACTTGATCCGCCACAAGCCAGCGGTTCGGGACCTCCTGGCAATGCGACAGCGCACCTTCGACGAGGTCACCGAGGAAAAGGATGTTCAGCCGGCTAATCGGGTTCGCGACGTTCTCCACCAGAAGACGGCTCACCGTCTGCTCGATGAAATACAGCCGGTCCAGGAATACCCGGGGGTTGTAGTTACCGAAGCCGAGGGTGTGCCCAGGCGTCACAATCTTCCCGACGTGAGAGTCCGAGATGACAAGGACGGCGTCCTCGGGTTGGCCGGGCTTCCGGCTGGCTTTCAGAGGCGCCGGAATGTTGACCGTAAAGCCGTTGTCGATGCTCCCGATCACCGCGTCCCGGAACTCGCCGACAATCTCCTGCTCGTGGGCGACGCGTTTCAGCAGCTTCTTGTAACGCCGCGCCGCCTCGTCCGCCTCGCGGAGCTTGTGATCGTCCCGCGCCTGCTGTAGGTCCTCCTGGAGAGTCGTTTTGTTCGGGGCGGGATTCGACAGCTTGCTGAGCGCGCCGCGCGCCTGGTTCTCGGTGATCCCGAATTCCTTGGCGATGGCGTGCCGTCCTGCTTTTGGGTTTGCAGCGCGATAGGCTGCGATCTTCTGGATCAATGCTTGGGTCATACAACGTTCTACAGTGTCAGACATCAGCACAAGCTGTACCTCATTTCATGTACCGATCGGCGAGTTTTCCTTCGACTCCGAGAGGAAGATCCGGAGCCCACTCCGGCGGGATCGACATGAGCCGCTCCGCCTCCTTCATTGCCTCGCGTGCGCCCTGGATCGGGACCGCACAAATAAGTTCGTCGTGGCTGTGGAAAATCACCGGGATGCCCGCCCGCTCCACGCGGAGGATACCCTCAGCAGCGACGTCTCGGGCCATGCGCTGCGTCACGTTCTCCGTCAGCAGGCCGTGCCACAGTGACGGGATCCGCGAGTTGTGGCTCGTGTCTCCCCTGATCTTGAAAGAGCAGTAATTCCCGTCGGCGCATGAGCGCACATGAAAATGTTTCAGCGGGATCCCGTTCGGCATCATCATGCACAACTCGCGATCCTTGTCGCGGGCAGCCGCGCGGATGTACTCCTTCATCCGGCCCCAGAACGAGGTGATCTTTGGGTTGGCCGCGCGGAACTGATCCACTTGGGCCTGGAGCTGCGCCTCTGTGTAGTTCAACCCCTCCTTCAGCGCGCCGCGGCCGAACGCCCCGGTGCCGCCGGCATATCCACCTGACAAAACGTGAACTTTACACACTTTGCGAAGCCCGTTGTTCTCTTCCTTCAGGACACCGCCGCCCCAGGCCAGCGCGTAGCGCGCATAAGCCTCGTAAATTTCCATCCCTTGCCGCATCGCCTGGAGCATGGCCTCATTGCCGGCGAGCCAGTGCAGGCACCGCGGCTCAATCTGCGAGTAGTCGATCAGAGCGAACAGGCAGCCAGGCGGCGGAATCAAGTACCTCCGCATGTCGATCCCCGCGTCACCCTCGAAATCACCCCACTCCGCCATTTCCTCGGCGAATGCGACTGAGCTGTCGAGGTTCTGGACGTTGACGCCTGTGCTGCTCCACCGCTTCGTATGGGGCGCCCCGCAATAGCGGAACTCCAGGGGGAAAATGCCGTTGTGGACGCACCTTTGCAGGGTCTTGAGTTTCTTCTGCTTTGTGTTCGCCCCGCGGAGCGTCCGCATGTTCTTCACGAGCTTCGCCAGCTCCGGGTTGGCCGCCATCCAGCGCGCACATGCCTCGTCCCGCTTGTCCAGGGACGCAGGAGCCGCGACGCCGTGCCGCGAGCAGTAGTCCCCGAACGCGTCCATACTCAGCGGCTTCCTGTCTTCGTGAACCCACGGCAGGCAGTTAATCGCCTCAAATCGCAGCCGCTCCAGGTGGGTTAAATCCTCTTCGACCGCGTCTGTGTCAATGTGGACGCCGCGCCGGTTGATCATCCGTGTGTGCGCTGCAACAGCGGCCTCAATCTCCGGCAGTGGCGGCATCTTCTCCAACATCTGCTTTTCCGTAAGCGAGTCGTTGAGGCAGTAGTCAACGACTCTCTGCTGCTCGCTGTCGGGTAACGAATTGAAGTCGACCCCCTTCATGCGATCCCGGATCGTTTTATCGACAGAGGTGCCCAGCAGGGTCTTCGACAGACCGGCAACATTGCTAGGTAACTGCTGGCCGGCCGCCTGATCGAGAAGGCAGTGCCACTCATGAACCGTCTTGCCGTAATGCTTCTCGAAAAACGCTTGGTCAAAGTTCGAGTGCGCGGCGACAAACTGGAGGTTGGGATCCTTATACCAGGAGTCGCCCAACATCTGCCCCGCTTGTGCCGGTGTGCCGCAGAATTCCAGATCGTCGGAGACGACCGAGACGAGATACGCGTCGACCGCGGCGACGTAGTTCTTCAGTCCCATTGTGTCGACTGAAATCTCCTTGTCGTACGGCGTCTCGAAATCGACGACCACGCACTTGCGGCCAGCAAATTGGATCGGCTTCATTCGCGGGGTACGAGAAGTCCTGCATTCCAGTCACGGCACAGCGTTGCGAGGGTGCCGTATACCGGTACTCCCAAGCTGTCCGCAAAGTTCACTTCTGCGCGTGCGCCAGAAGACCGAGCCCAGTCATTCGTCAGAAGCACCGCGTCGCATCGGCGGAGTAACTCAAGATCACCATCAAGCCAAACATCGTCGGGGGCTGCGCCTTGAAAGAAACGTGTATTTGTGTGCGGACAAAGGACTGCAAACCCGGCATGCCAGGCTTGAAGGGCCAGCTCCTCAGCGCGGCGTATGTTCTGCTCAATCTCCCAGGCGTTTGCTCCCCGGAAGGGGCCTGCGACGTAGACAACGAGTTTTCTAACGACGATGTGCGCCATAATTAGACGTACGAGATCCCGAGTTGGCGACCAAGGTCGGTAAGCATGTCGGTCGGTGGAACGGCAGGCGGAGAAAAAGCGGCCCCCGGTTGGGAAGCGGTCGTTTCGCGAGCCGCAGGGGCGGCTGGCGCTGATGGCGCTGGGGGCCTGAAGATGACAAGCATGGACGGGAATGGGGCGGAGTCCTTGCATCCGCCAAATTTGAGACGGGACCGGATAAATCGGACCTCGGCGTATGGAAGTATGTAGTCGTGGAAAACCGCTTTGTCGGTGCGTGATGGGAGCAGCATGACAACAGTCGCGCCCTTCTGGGCCTCGGCCCACGCCTTCACGACAAAATCATCCTGCCCGGCCTTGTACTTCGTGTTGCAGTGGCCGCGTTGTTTACAACGCTTCTTTTTGCAGTTCGGACTGCACACCGCTTCAGCCTCACTGTACGGCGGGTTTACCCATACCGTGTTTGGCGCCCACTCCTGCCTGAGTGCGTCATCCTGCTCGGTGAAATACTTCGCGACTTTTGCGTTTTCCGCACTCGCCGCCGCATCGAGCGTAAATCGAAACTCGGCGTCGAGGGGGAGAAACGTTGTGAGCGGGGTTTCCCAGCTATCGGATCCGCCCGTGTCGGCGGAGGAAAACATCACTTTTTTGTCGTGGTCGTTCATGGGTTAGCGTGTTTCACAGTGTCAGACAAGAGCAAACGATGTGCCACGTTTATCGCTTCAGCAGAATCGACTTGGTGATCTTGAAATCCCGCTCCGCGGTGCCCTCGACGTGCTCGATCCCCGAGTTTTCCATGCGGGCCAGGGTCCGGAGCTGGGTCGAGAAGCGACGCATCTGCCACTGCTGCACGAGGGGCCGCACCGGCTCACAGCCAATCATCGCGCTGTATAGTGCTGTGGGGGTGCCGGTCCAGACGTCGGTGTTGTCAAAAACTACCGACTGGCTGGCGAACAACGCGATCAGCTCGTACAGGTCGCGCGCTCCGCTCTGTTGCTTGCTGAGTTCGAGCAGTGACGGGTCAAAATAGCTTTCAACACCCGTTCGGCCCCCGATCCAGATCTCCGCGGGCGGGTTGTATTGCAGCAGCCAGCGGGCGAACATCGCCAGCTCCCGCGCGATCGCCGCCTCGGGGTTCTCCGGCCACTTGCCAGGGAACGCCTGGGCGAGGAAGAACATGAACTTGTCGCGAGTGTTCTCGTTCACTTCCGGCAACACTGCCGCAGAAGCCGCGTCGCAGTTGAGGGTGCCGAAAACACGGCCGCACCACACGAGCGACGCCTTCTTCGGAACTTCGGATGCCGGCTCTGCTCCGGGTTGACGACAAGCCCCTTCAACCGCTGGGCTGCAGACGACGCCTCGCGGTCGTTGGACGGAGCGTCCTCGTCGTTCATTGCCAGCAGGGCGCACTCGAAAAGCTCGTCATTGAATGCATCCCGCGCTGTCAAATGGCCCCAAGGGTTCGCCGACCGATACCCAGCCAGGGGCTTAACGACGTGCAGGCACCACAGCGTTTTGCCGGAGTTGACGGGGCCGGCCAGAAACAGCGCCTGACCCATTGTCGGCTTGTGGTTCAAAACCGACTCGTAGAAACGCTTGTGCCAGGCCATCGCGTGATGAAACCCAGCGCCGTACAGGCTGTGGGCTAGGCTCCAGATGAAGGGAAAGTCGCGTTCCGGCACGACAAGCTCGACTTGCGCCGGTTGGACAGGGATTAGATTACAGGTGTTTAGCATCCGCCTCCCGTCGATCTCGATCATGCCTGGACGTCGACAGACGAACGGCGCGGCGTGCTCGACGCGGTTAAATGTGTTGATGTGGTGCAGGACCCGGTGAGCCTCGGAGACTGTTTGTCCTTTGACTTTCTGCGTCGACAGCCCGCCACAGGCGAGGTGCAGCAGCGTGCTCTCGCGGTCGTAGTCGCGCCAAACGCCGCCGATGTTGATGAAGTAAGTTCGCCCGTCCCAGGCGGAATCTGCCGCGAGGTTCCCGAGGCTCCTGACCCGGTTCTCGTCGCACCACTTCGCGCCGAAAAGGGCCTCCCAGGACATGAACGGGACATTGCCAGTAAAGCACAGCATGCCGTCGGGCTTAATCTGGCAGCCGTTCGGGTTGTCTGCCGTCTCGTCCCAGAAACGCGGGCCAAGGTTGTTCACCTCGAACGGACCTTGCCAGCGACCGGGCCACTTCTCCGCAACCTTCGCCGCGATGACTTCGAGGGGCAGGTTGTCCGTGCTGCCGGTGTGCTTCTTTGCGACGCTGGCCACAACGCCAAACAACGTCTTCCAGGCGATCGGGGCATTGCCCAAGGCGCGCCACTCGCCCCGTTCGTCCAGACTTGTTCCGGCTTGCACGAAGCCTCGTCAAATCCGGCAAACGCTGTCGCCAGCTTAAACTTGTCGACGAACGCTTTAATGACTGCCGCGGCGTGCGCGGAGTTCATTACCAGGATCGGGCGCTCGAACAGCCACACGGGCCGGAGCTTGTTGCTGAGCGTGGTTTCCAGAAATGTCGGGCGGAAATCTTCGGGGATCTGCGCGATTAACGCGTCAACGTCTGTCTGCACGACGTCGTAATCCAGGGCCAGCCCGTTCATTGAATGGGCCTCGTTGCCGCTGCCTACGCGGAGAGTCGGAATGGCCCCACGCACCGCGGAATAAATTTGCCACTGAAAATCAGGCTTCGCGGTGAGTTCGCGGCGGTCCCGTTTCGGCATCGCCTTGAGTTCGGCAAGCCGCCCCTCGCCCGGGTCATACTTCCAGGGCTCGGCGAGTTCGCCGGTCTTGGCGCGGAGGTTCGGGAAACAGACAAAAAGGGGCGGCATGTAAAAGGGGAAAGAGGGCATCCGTGCCCTTATTTACTCCGGGAAGGAGAGCCTTACTCGGAAGCTTCACCGTCCTCGCGGACAGTGCTGCCGCGGAGCGCAGCGGCGTAGTGTCGGATCTCGGGGCCGGACTCCTCGCGGAGCACGTTGACCTCGGGCACCCAGACGGAGAACTTGCCGCCGGTCGTCCGAACGACTTTCATCGTCCAAACGAATTTTTCCAACATGGCGGCCTTGCCTGGGACGACAGCCTGCATCTTCGTCTTGCTGTAGATCGGCGTGAAAAAGCGGGAGTATGCGCCACCCGAGCAGTAATACACTGCCGGCGCGTACCGCTTGCCGTCGGCCTCGATCACAAAGCCGGGGTGCTTGCAGTTGGCGGGTTCTTCCAGGAGCAGGAGAAACTTCGCCGTTTTCTGCCAGCGGAGTTTGACACCGTCCGGGGAGTAACCGACACCGCCGCCGCACGCCTGGGCTTCTTGCAGCGTGTCGACGATGCGCGACGTCATGCCCTCTTCCATTTCCTCCTTCGTGAGGTTCTCGCGGTACTGCGTTTTGACCTTCACCGGAATGAACCGAAGAACCGGGTTATTGGCCGGATTCTGCAGGTCGGGGATCCCGAAGAGGACCTCGTCCGCGTAGAGCGTGACGCCCTGGTTGAACTTCTTCGCGAGTTCCCCGGAGCCGTTGACGAGCTGGAATCGAGGCACGCGCAAGTCGCTTGCGTCGACTTCGCCCTCGATGCCTTCGATACCGGAGCCGGCGACGTCGCGGCGAACAGTAACGGCTGTCGAAGCCGTCTGCGTTTCGCCTGCCGGGACGACTTCGGCCGTGAAAGTCGGACCGACGCCCAGCTCATGAGCCAAGCGATCCGCGGCGTTTTCGTCAACGGGTAGGTGCGAGGTGTCGGCGGGGGGAGTAGCCGCTTGTGCGGCCGGTTTTCTGAGTGTTGCTGTAACCATGTGGTTTTGCGTTGTTGGGGTTTGGTGTTTAGGATCCGGAGACTTTCTCCGAAATTGCAGGCGCCGATTTTTCCAAGCGAATCGTCGCGTACTGGATCAGGCCGTCGGCGCGTGTGAGTAAGTTTTCCGCCGAAAGGGTCATCGCCATGATCTCCTTTGCTTGCTTCTTGGTCGACTTGGCCTCGCGGGCTTGCTCCTTAGCTTCAGCCAGGATCCGCTTTTTCAGCTTCGGATCGCTAGTCTGATTTGCTTTCACGGTGCCAGACTGTAGCAGACCCTGTGCCACGTTGTTTGACATGGCGACGTAGCTGTCCGCGAAAACTGCTTCCAACTTGGTTAGCGCGATGTCGCAGCAGCCCAAAACTTGATCGGGGGTTAAGACGTCTTTCAGCGCCTCAGCGACAAGCGCCGGCTCGTGAACTGACCGATCCCGCTTCCTGGCGCACGCCTTGATGACAACCTCCTGGCCAGGGGCGACCTCCACGCGAAGCACGCCGTTAGGTTCCGCCTGGGCTAACTCTAACGCTCTCGCCTTTATCCCACTCTTGCTCTCTTCCAGGAGAGTTTCGAGGCGGTCGAGGATGTAACACGCCTTGGCGACGTCTTCCGGCGTGTGAATTTCTATCGCGCTGAACGTCGACGGCATCGGCAGCGGCTCAGCCTTCTGAACTGCGACCGCTGCGGTCTGAACGAGTGCGGGACAACTCCCGGCCCGCGAACAAAAATCGCAATACGGATTGACGTTGAGCGTCGGGTTTGGTTGCTGCGCGCTGCGAATGACCCCTTGAACGGCTGTAAATATATCATATAACTCCTCCCGGCGAAAGCTGGCCGCGGTCGTTTTGTGCAGTTTCGGCTGCACGAACAGCACACCCAGCTTGCCGAGCTTCGGGAATTTGTGGAACGATCCGAGCGCGTACGCCTTGCCCTGGTAGTTGACTGCGGCAGGTGGTACGGGTATCCAACCGAACTTATGATCAATCAAGACGCCCGTCGTTCCATCCTTTAAAATGATCAAAACGTCGAGGTGCCCGGCTGTCAGCTCTTGTCCCGTCGGGTCCGGAACTGTCACCCTGATTTCGTTGTGGATCTCCTCCCAACCTGCCGCGATCCAACGGTCCATTTCCTTGCATGAGAATGCGAGGAGCGTGTAGTCCTCGTCACTGATCGCGAACTCCCCCGACTGACTTAATTCGTCCAACGCTGTCAGTGTACGCGTGTGCCGCCCCTCCTTCACACGATCGACCAAAACGTCGGCGAGTTCATGCAAACGGGTACCTTCTCGGGACGCCTCGGACTCGCCGTCGTTAGGCAAGTAGCCGGGACAAGCTGCATAGGCGTTGAGTTTCGACGGCCCGTAGCGGTGATGCGTTCGGGCGGCGTGGTTAGGTTGTTCGTTCATTTGAAATCACTGGATGAAAGCGCGACGCGTCGAGCTTGAACTCGATCTCCATGTTGTCGCCGTCCCCGCCGTGGATGACAGCGCCGCTCGTTACGCCCTTCACGCGGATTACCCATTTCCCGTCGCTATAACCCCACGCGGCGCCTTCGAGACTGGCGTACACTTGGATCTTGTGTGGCTTGGTAGGCAGTCCGTTGTCGTTGTGTGTTCTCACGGTGTTAGGTCTCCGTCGTTGAGTAAGTCGATGCGGTCCGCCTTTGCGCGCACGTTCGTCGCGATGCTCTCCTCCTCGGTGCCGCGGAAGACCAAAAGGTATTGCTGACTGAAACCGCCGCCATCGCGGTTTACGCGACCAAAGCCCTGCTTCAGCAAGTCGGCGCGATCAGGCGGCGAGAACAGGCTTACGCGTTCGGTCTGCTTGAAAGGGTCGTGGAAACCGATCCCGACGCCGCCAGCTGCGGTGTTGGCAACGAGCGCAGGCAGCCGGTTCCCTTGCATGTCCTTCTCGATGTGCCCGCGGTCTTCGGCGGACGTGTCGCCGTCGAGGATCGGGACCTCGCAACCGAGGGCCTTTGATAAGGCCGCGGCCAACTGCTTCGCGGTCTCGCGGTAGTTCACGAAGCACACCACGGGGCAGGATTGCGCGTAGTCGACGGCAAACTCCTTCATGTCCGGAACCTTCAGAAGTTCGAGGGCCTGGCGGGCGCGGATCAGCTTCTCCAGGGCGGTTGCCGCGTCGTCCTGCTGGGCTCGGCGCTGCTGGTACAACTCGGCGATCTCGCCGGCTAAGCGCCGGGCTTTGTCGGTCGGGTCCAGCAGCCGAGCGTCGATGATGGTCTTCGGGAAGCCCGGAATGTCGGCCTTGCGAAGGCGCGCCGCGCGCGCGGGAAACAGCGTGGAATTGAGATCCAGAATCGCCTGCCGCGCCTCCGCGGCGACGAGCGGGTCGTCAGAGTTCGCAGGGAATTGAAAGCCTCCGAACACGCCGGGCTTTACGCCGTGCTTGAAGAGCCACCACTTGTAGTCGCTCAGACTGTGCAATCCGAGGGCGTACCCGAGGGCTTTGAGTTTCAGCGGTGAGTCGGCGGCCGTCGCCGACATCGTGTGGACGTATCGGAATTGCCGCTTAGCGGCGATCAGCATTTTGCTTTGCAGGCTAGTAGCGCCAGAGCACCGGTCTACCTCGTCGAAGATCGCCATCTCGTAGGCCTGCCCCCACTGCCAGCGGCTTCCCCTCGCGCACAAAACTTCGTGGCCAAAGGCGGACTCGGTTTCTCGCGGTCCCAAGGCCCACCGGCAGTTGTTGGGGCTGTACGCTTCGTCCTCGTCTTCCCGCGCGAGCCGTCGCGTCTCCTGAAACTTCGTCGAGCGCGCCCATTCCGCGAAAACCTCAAACTCTTTCCACTCGGCGCAGCATTGCAGTTGTATTTCTGCCCACGTCTCGGCGAGGGGCTTTTTGATGTAACGGCTAACACCCCGCGCGTCTTCGTAATTGATGATCTGGGCCGGGACTCCGACCCGCTCCGACCACTCTTCCCAGGAGGGGATCACGGACTTCGGGCAAAGAATCAGCGGCACGCAGTCGAGGGCTTGGGCAAGTGCTAACGCACACGGCGTCTTCCCGGTGCCTGTGTCGCTGGCGTCGAGGGCCGCGCGGTTCGTGCGGAGCACCTTCAGCAAGTGCTCGACGTGCGGCTTCTGATATTCGCGGAGGAAGTTCAACCGACCTCCTCGGCTCGGATTTCCTTGGCTCCGATGTCCAGCAGCTCCTGCGCACTGGAGAAAATCGCGGAAGGCAGATAGTCGTCCAGACGCGCTTTTCGGATCTCAACGACCGCTTCTCCGTAAACCTGTCGGACCCGGAAGAAGTCGGGAAGGCCGTACTCAGATTCGGGGCCGAGCTTGAAATATCTCAGACTCATGTCAGCGCAACAAAGAGCAGCATGCCGAGGCCGATCGCAGTGGCGGCCAACCACAGACGGAAAAATTTCATTCGCCGAACACAGAGCCGCGGGGTTTGATGCCGACGAATCCGGCGACGGACGCGTCGAGGGTCTTGCGCCCTCCATTGTGTACCTCTGTCGCCGCCTCGATCCGCTCCATGACGAAGCGATCCAGGAGGGCCAGGAAATCGGCGCCGACGCGTTTACCCCGGGCCTTGGCACGGGCTTTAACTTTTGACACGACTAGGAACTGTGGTTTTCTCATGCTATTTTTGGGTTTATTTTTGCGACTGCGGCGCGTGTTCTGCGCCTGCTCACAAAGTGGGATCCAGCAGCAGTTATCTGGGCAGTAGTTTCCGTTGACCTCCCTGCGCTCTATGGTGAGGTCTTCCCGGAAACCGGACCCACGAGCCCACTGAGCGAAAGGAATGAATTCCTCCCACTCAGGGCAAATCGTGATCCCCCGGCCTCCGTAGCTGTGGAAATTAGGGTCCTTGGGGTTGCGGCAACGCTGCCGCATGTTGGTCCAAACCTTGTGCAGGGGCGTCTTTGTCTCGCCGTGAACGCGGAACCGGGTCGCGTTAAGCCGGCCTTTTTCTCGGGCGGCGCAGCCGCAAGACGTCGTATTGCCCGCGCGGAGGTTGTCGAACCTCGCCACAAATTCGGTTCCGCAGTCGCACCGCACTTGCCGGTAACGCGTGGGGAACTGCTGCCCGTGCGTGGCGCCGGGGCCTAGAATGACAACCCGCCCGTAACGCTCGGGATCCGATGTTTGTCTAGGTCTCACAGCGTCAGACATGAGCAGACGCCGTGCCACGTTTTGAGAACTTAGGGCACCCTTGAACTAGCCGGCCTGAACTTAGATCCTGGGGTTTTGCCGAAAAGAGTAGGCAAAAACAGAGAAGGGCCGCCGGGGTAAAAACCGCTTGATCTCCTTGTCAGACGTGGTTTACTACGGCCTGACAGTGTACCGAGTCACACTTTAAACATAATTCTGCGACCCGCGCAATAGCCCCGAAAACCGCTTAATTTTAACCGTAACTTGCCGATTGAACTAGCGTATATGAGCCACCAACATACATGGGTCCTGGCGGTCCTGGAAGAGGGCCGCGTCAGCCAACACATCGAAATCCGGTCGTTCCCGTCCCGCCGCGAGGCGCTTCTCGCCCTGGGCAGTTACGGCGAGGCCTGGCCCGGAGAGTCGCAGCAACGGTTCCTAGACGCCGTAAACGGCGATCAACTGGACGTTGCCGAAGTCGTCGCGGGGAACAACTTCACTCTGACCTGGACAATCAAATCGACCGCCCTATGAGCAGCCGATGGGAAACAACCAAAGTGCCGGGCATCCGCCGCGACAAAGCGACTGGGATGCTTTACCTGAACAAGAGCGTCAACGGTCGAGTCTACGGCGAGAGCCTGAAGACGACGGACCTCGCGGTCGCGAAGCAGAAGTTTTTCGCACGCCTCGCGGAGCTGGCAAGCGAGCCCCGCCCGATAGCCCCGAAGCCCGAGCGGTATTCCCTGGGTGAGATCCTCGACACTTACGCCGCCCGGCTCGACGCGGAGCACGGCTCCCTCGACCCGAAAACCATCAAGCGGAAGAAGTGGACGCTGTCGACGATCGTCTCGACCTGGGGCGAAGTGCCGGTCCTCAAGACCCGCGGCGTCGGTAGCTTCCGCAGTCTCCCCGCGAAGCGCGTCAGCTATGACGACCTCCTGGCGTGGCGGAAGCATTTCATCGACCCGAAGGGCGGCAACTTCAAGCCGTCGTATTTCAACCTCGTCCGCGATGTCCTCGAAGAGGTGTTTGACCTGGCTGTCGAGTTCGGGCAGATCCGCGAGAATCCCGTTTGTCGTCTCAGCGTCGCAGCGGTGCCCCGCGCGCATTACGTCCTGCCGACTGGTGAACAGTGGGCGGCGATGCTGGCCAAGATCGACACGGCGACCGAGGTCGGTCAGAACTGCCGCGACTTGCTCGAAGGGCTGTCGTTGACGGGACTGCGGATCAGCGAGGCGTATGCTCTGCGCGTCGAGATGGTTGACCTGGAAGCCCGCGAGGTTCGCTTGCCGGCCGCGATTGTCAAAGGCCGTAACGGGCGAAGGAACGGACGGACGATCGATCTTATTCCCGAAGCTCACGCACTCATGACGCGGCTTGTCGCGACCGCTGGCCCGGACGGGCTGATCTTCAAAGCCGAGGGACGACGCACATTGACGCGCATCTGCAAGGAAGCTGGCTGGACAGCGAAATTTACTCTCCACTCGTGCCGACATTTCTTCGCGACGCGGATGCTTGAATCGGGCGTGCCGGTACAGACCGTTGCGGAATGGATGGGACATCAGGACGGCGGCACGCTGCTACTGAAGACCTACACGCATCTTTGCCGGCGGCATGGGAAGGCGGCTGCGGCGAAGGTTACGATTTTCCCGGGCGAGAAGAAGGACGCAGTCTAAACGCAAAGGTGCAGATCGCCGAGCAGTGGTCTGTCAACACGCTTAACTGTTCGGCAACTGGAACAGATCCCGCAGCGTTTCCCGTTACGGTCTAGCAGCGCGCCTGCCGCCATACGTTCAAGCTCTTCAGGGTTTCAAGTTCCGTCGTGGTAAAACCCGCCCGCGTCGTTTAGTGTGGTAGACGGTCATTTCGCTTTTACGCGGGGTTCGAGTATCGGCCCAGGTCAATCTCCACGCGTTCGCGGACAGTGTCGCAATCCTTGTAAATTGCGGGGATCGACACGGTCATGCGAACATCCTCGCCGCACTCTGGCCAACCAGGGTAGTGGTCCTCGGCCGAAAGCGTCGCGTCCCACTTCTTTAGCAGTGCGGCCAGTTCGGCCCGGAATTCGATTTCAACTTGCTGTGATGTCTGCATATTTCTGAACGTCCTTCTTCCGCACTAAATACGGCCGGAATGGCTTCAACGAAGCGGTGCAGACTAGGCACTCCTCCCGTCGGCCTGTGGCTGAACCCTGTTCGTATTCTGGCGGCCCATCAAGAGAGCGGTGCTCCCGGCCCCTTCGGAATTTGTAATTGTCGACGATCGCCATTCTCAAGCCGATCACGTACCCGGTGCCGGACTCGCACAGCGGCGTCGGCGAAGCCTGCCGGACACACCCCTGGCCGTGAACGTAGTCACTCAAAAAGCGTTCGGAGCAAGTCATGCCGTAGGCCGGCCCGTGTTCGATTTTCTGGCCAATGAAATAGTTCAAGCTACCTCCTTCAACGTAATCCCAAGAGCTGCCAGCTTCGCACGGCCCCCATCCCGGTTGACGCCCAGGGCCTCACTAAACTGCGTGACGTTCCCAGCCTCAGCCCAGACAGCCCGCAAGGCGGCCTCGTCGAGGCATGCGTCCGGTATGGTTCCCAGGAGCAGCAACCGCGACAGCCAGCCGAACAGCTCCCGACAGTTCCCTGTCCAGGGCCGCGTCTGCAGGTCGAGCAATATCTCCGGCGAGAGCACGGGAACCGGAAGCTTATGCCTCTTCGCTTCGGCTGCGAGGAACTGGGCCGCGAGGGCTCCCAGGTCTTCCGGCCGTTCCCGCAATGGTGGAATCTCCAGGGTGAAGGCGGCGAGGCGATGATAGAGGTCGGCGCGGAGCTTGCCGGACTTGATTGTGGCGGCTGGGTCGACATTCATCGCCGCGACGATCCGCACGTCGACAAATTCGTCTCGGTCGCTGCCCAGGGAGCGCACCCGACTATCCTGGAGGGTCCGCAAGAGCTTCGACTGCGCCTGAGCCGGCATCTCCGACAGCTCGTCGAGGAACAGCGTCCCGCCAGATGCCGCGCGGAACAGGCCCAGCCGCGACGTTACAGAGCCCGTATACGCGCCCCGCTGCGCGCCGAACAGCTCGCTTTCAATTAAATCGGCAGGAAGCGCCGCACAGTTCAGCGAAACCTTCGGCCCCGCGGCGCGGGGGCTATTGCCGTGGATCAGGTTCGCGAAGACCTCCTTGCCCGTCCCCGTCTCACCCAGGACGAGAACAGGGACATCAAATTTAGCGAGATGCACAGCCTTACGGGCAAGTGCCTGAATGGCCGGACTAGCAAAGATAGGGACCAAGCGAGTTTCATAAAGGTGCCGTCCTGGCAAGGTTGATGGTTAAAGGACGACCTGCTCGCGGACCCGAACGCCGTGGCGCCGCAGGCTCTCCGACAGTTGGCTGGCGAAGGCATCGGCGTCCTGCCGGGTGTAAAACGTGCCACACTCCCCCCAACCGTCCCACCGGCCAGGGCCTATTTTAGTCTCAACAACGTATTGCTTCATGCATGACACGGTAGCACCATGCACTACGTTGTCAAACGCACGAACACAAAACAATACATTGACAACTCCCGTGGGCAGCCGATAAACCTGTGGTATGAAAAGCAGCGTACGACAAAAGCCTGACCAAAAAATAGATCGGACGAGACCCGAGCAGTTCGCGGTGCGAATCACGGACAACCTGCGGTCGCGTGTCGAGGCCGTCGCCGCAGCCTTATCCAACGAAGCGCAAACGACTACCATATCCGACGTTGCCCGACGCTGTCTAGTCGGGCATTTGCCGGTGCTGGAGCGTGAACTCGGGCTTGTTGAAAACCGGCCGCAGTCGGCGGAAACGGATACAACGCAGTGGGTCGCGGAAGCGAAAAAGCGCGCAACTAAAGCCAATGCCAAAGTCTAACGGGTGGGACAAAAGTAGAATTGCAGAGGCACCGCGGGACGGTATGGATACGGTGCATGCAGATAATCGGCAACCAGTTTGAACTTTTTTGGGTGAGCGACTCGGACGGATCCGGCTGGACCCTTAGCCGGGCGCTACAAACGCACCTCGGGCTGTCGCATGTCAGCTCGTACGAGGATGTGCTGGCCGCGGTGCATCCCAGGGACCAGCGGCGCGTCCGGCAGCAACTCGAATCGGCCCGCAGCGCACGGGACGGCATTACGCTGAAGTTCAAGGTTTGGCTGCCAAGCAACCAGGTTTTTGCCCAGGCGAGGCTAGTCGGCTGGCCGCGGTTCATAAACGGGAATACCTTCCTGGGCCACATCGGTTTTTGGCGTATCAAACTCCCATCGGCCCCGCCCGATATCGGAGATCTCAACTAAATTGCCTTGCGCTGCACAGCTTTGTATCATCTTGTCAAACACAGTTTGACAACGTCGCACGCATGAACTATTCTCCGGGCGTCAGGAAAACAAAATTATGCAAACACTGAACGTCAAGAGCCGAACAATTCTCAGCAATGAAGACCTCAATCGCATCGCTCCCAGCATCTTCGCGGAGCACGCGGCTTCCCACCTCACCGAACGTTACGCGTTCTTCCCCACGTCCCGCGTCGTCGACGCTATGCGCGGCGCAGGATGGAACCCCGTAGCCGCCCAAGAGATGCGCGCCCGTAAGGAAGAACGCCGCGGCTTCCAGACCCACGTCGTCCGCTTCCAGAAGGCCATTCACACGCTCGCGGTGGGCGACAGCGTCTTCGAGCTGATCCTGAAAAACGCGCATGATGGCGGCTGCTCCTGGCAGATGCACGCCGGTCTCTACCGCGCGACCTGTGCCAACGGCATGGTCGTCTCCGAAGGCGTCTCGCAGCAGGCCAACATCCGGCACAGCGGGCGGGAAATCGACGAGATCATCAGCAACAGCTTCAGCATCGCTGAACGCCTGCCCCTCATGGCCGAGCACGTTGGCAAATTCAGCAGCCGACTCCTCACCGACACCGAAGCTCGCACCTTCGCGGCGGGTGCCCTGGCCCTTCGCTACGAGGCCAACGAGGCGCCGATCAAGGCCGAGGCCCTCTTGACCGCCCGCCGGGCTGGCGACGTCGGAAACGACCTCTGGCGCACGTTCAACCGCGTTCAGGAAAACCTGATGCGCGGCAAGCAACGCGGGTACAAGATTACGGCCGCCAGCCGGGGCTTTCTGCGCAAGGTCAGCACCCGCCCGGTCACCGCGATCAACGAAGATCTGCGTATCAATAAGGAACTTTGGAGCCTCGCCGAGAGCTTCTCGGCATAATTTACTCACGGGCGGCTGGCCCTGTGCAATCCTCCCAATTCAGCCCGCCCCAAATAGCCCACCTCAAAACAAGGCCCTGCACCCACAGGGCCTTTTCTTTTTGTCAAATTGTGTCTGACAGAGTTTGACAAAGTAACCTAAGCGGATTAGGATACCGGCATGGGAACGACAACCGAAAAACTCCTCCGCTGGGCCGACTACATCGTGATCAACACCTCGGCGGGCAAAGACTCGCAGGCGATGATGGACTACGTTTGCCGCCTCGCATTTTCAGCCGGCATGCTGCACAAGGTCGTCGCCGTCCACGCCGACCTGGGCCGCGTCGAATGGAAGGGCACCCGCGAGCTGGCCGAGGAGCACGCCAAGTACTACGGCATTCCGTTCCACGTCGTCCGTCGCGAGAAGGGCGACCTCCTGGAGCAGGTCGAGGCGCGCGGCATGTGGCCGGACAGCGGCAACCGCTACTGCACCAGCGACCAGAAGCGCGACCAAGTGGCCAAGTTCCACACGCAGCTTTCCCTCAAACCGGTTGTCCCCGGGCGCCGCGTCCGCATCCTTAACTGCATGGGCTTCCGCAAAGACGAGAGCCCGGCCCGCGCGAAACGCCGCCCTGTCCAGGCGGACAGCCGCACGACAAACGGCAAGAAGGCCGTGCTGAACTGGCTCCCGATCCACACCTGGAGCGTCGATCTCGTCTGGAGCACGATCCGCGCCTCCGGCGTCCCCCATCATTACGCCTACGACAAGGGCATGCCCAGGCTGTCCTGCTGCTTCTGCATCTTCGCCCCTAAGGACGCCTTGGTCATCGCAGGCCGGGAGAACCCGGAGCTTCTCGCGGAGTACGTGCGGGTCGAGGCGAAGATCGGCCACAGCTTCCGAAACAAATTCAAGATCGCGGAGGTCCAGGAGGCGATCGCCGCAGGCTACCAACCCAAGAACGTTCAAAACTGGACAATGTAATGAAAGCTGTTGATTTATTCGCGGGCGCTGGCGGGTTCTCCACTGGCGCGAAGATGGCCGGCGTCGATGTCGTATGGGCGGCGAACCACTGGCGCGCAGCCGTCGACTGTCATGCGGCGAATCACCCCAGCGTCGCGCACATGTGCCAGGACCTGCATCAAGCCGACTGGAATCAGGTCCCAGCGCACGACGTCCTGCTGGCGTCTCCGTCCTGCCAGGGGCATGCCAAGGCCCGCGGGAAGGAGCGGCCCCACCACGACGCCGCGCGGTCTACCGCCTGGGCCGTCGTCTCCTGCGCCGAGGTTCACCGCCCGGAATTTGTCGTTGTCGAGAATGTCCCCGAGTTTCGGCGCTGGCTCCTTTACCCGGCGTGGACGCAGGCGATGAACGCCCTGGGCTACTCCACCGCGGAGCACGTTATCAACGCCGCCGACCACGGCGTCCCTCAATCCCGCGTGCGCCTGTTCGTCGTATGCTCGCGGAGCAAGGCGCCCCTGCAGCTGAAGTTCCAGCCGAAGGCCCACGTCCCGGCTAGCTCGTTCATCACAGCCCCAGGGACGACTCCCGTCAGCTCGCTGTGCGCCCGTTCCCAGGCCCGCATAGCAAACGGCCGCGCGGAGCACGGCAGCCGGTTTCTCATGGCTTATTTTGGCACGGAGAAGGGCGGGCGGAGCCTTAACGCACCCCTCGGCACCGTCACCACGCGCGACCGGTACGCCCTGGTCGACGGCGACAACTGCCGGATCCTGACCGTTGACGAGTACCGGCAGGCAATGGGGTTCCCCGACTACCAGCTGCCGGCCAACAAGAAGCTCGCGAAGCACCTGCTCGGCAACGCGGTTTGTCCGCCTGTGGCCCGCGATATCCTCCTGCAACTGGCTAAGAACTAGGCCTTTGTGAGACACGGTAAAATAATGTCAGACAACGTTTGACAACGTAACCGAACCGGCTTAGGATAGCGACGCAATGAGCAAGAAACTCTGGACCGGAAAGACCGCGAGACAAGAACTGTTCAGCTTCGTGCAGATACGCGCTGCGGCGAGCGACTGGGACATAAACGACGCCTTCGAGAGTGTCCTAGACGGCGCGGAAGGCTGCCCAGACGGGTCGCTGAAACGCGAGATGCTGCGTTACTGGGAAGGCCTCGACTGGCGCGCCCAGGGGCGTCTCATCAGCGAAATTCGAGCCGCCGTACGCCGTGGCGACCGCCTCGCGGGCCTTAAAATCCAACGCTAACAAACAAGATGAACACACCCACAGACACCGAAATCGCGGACCTACTACGTCAAACCACCTTGCCGAACGGCCAGGCGTTACGCCCACCGCAGAGAATGCACGGCTACATCGACTCTGATTACGGCTGGGAACTGTACACGGTGTTCAGCGAGAACAGGCGCCTTTGCACGGCGCTGTCAATCCGCACGCCGCGGGGAGCCGGCGACAAGATCGAGGCCCTGTACGTCGAAGTGGACAGCATCAAACGCGGGCGTCGGCGGACCTTCGCGTCGCAAGAGAAAGTCGACCTGAATCAGCCCGCCTGGCAGGGCGCGCTGGTCTCCGCAATTCTCCGCGCGTACTCTGGCATGGACTCCTTACACACTTCCAAAGCCAACCGCATCCAGGCGCAGCGCGATGCCGAGGCTAGCCGCGAGGCCTTCGGGGAAGAGATCACGAAGCTGACCGGCACTTACGTCGGCAGCTGGCAAGTGCTAAAGGGGGCGGAAGGCGCCCCTGTGGGCATCAGCCGGCAATACAACATCCACGGCAACACCGCTGCCGAGGTCGTGGCGAAGATGAAAGCGATCGAAGCGATCCTGATGGAGGGCCAATGAAAAAGACCTTTCGAGAATTTTACGAGCTGGCCAAAAAACTTAACCGCCAACGCGGCGGCGACGACTGGAACTTTGACCACGACAACCGCCTGGATGTGACGCAGGGACACGGCGGGGTGAGTCTCAGTTGGTTCGACCGCGCCCGCGGCATATATCGGCGTAGCTACGTCCGAGGCGCCATCCTAATCAAGCCATGATTCAAGTCGTCGCAATTTATTCCTGGGAGGGGTGGGACGCCGTCAAGGTGCTTGTGGATGGAAAGCCGTTTCTGGCCTACCCGTCCGGCTCCTTACGTATCCGCTGGCGGATTCCCGGAAAAGAGCTGACCGCCCAGGCGCGGCGAGCCGTCGGGCGCGCGATCTGGAAAGCGCACGAAGACCCGAAAACGCCTCGATTTAAGACCAAGCCATGAAACTGAGCGGCGCCGAACGCGCCAAGTATCAAATGGCCGTCCGCAACCGGGAATCCTATGTCGGAACCTTGTCCGCATAACTGCACATGACCGTCGAGACCTTCCAGCCCCGTTTTATCGCCGCGGCCAAGCTGCCCGCACTCGCGAACCTGTGGCACCTGTCCCGCGCAGCCGCCAGCGGCCGGCACGAAAGGCTTCTCTGGACCTCCAAACACTTCGCAAACGAGAACCCCGAAGTTTCGCCCACAGCCGCATACAAAGACCTCTGCGACTGGCTGGCGTGGAACTAACACCGCAACCGCTATGAACTACGCCAAACTTGGAACCGTCTCGCACGGCACAATGAACCCCGAGCATCTGCTGCGCAGGCTCTCCGCCGAACTCAAGCACCAGCTCGACCGCAATCCGCAATGGTGCGCGGAGCACCCGGCCGTATCGCGCCGGCTGAAGGAACTCGCCAGCGTCGCCGAGGTAGTCGGCTCAGACAACGACGACGCGTCGGAGACTGTAAGCGAACTCTTCGATCTCCTCGACAACTTCGCCCCGCCGTACACGTCCTTCTGCTCTCACCCAGGCGACGGCTCGGACTTCGGGTACTGGCCGCACGACATCGAGAGCATCAAGGAGGACATCGACTTTAGCTCCTCCGCGGAGGCCGAGTACCCGCCGACCGACTTCGCCGGCGAATGGCTTCATATCAACGAGCGCGGCAACTGCACGCTCTACACCCGCAGCGAGGCGGGCCGGGATACGGAGCTTTGGTCTCTTGTCTAACACTGCAACACAACATCAAACACAAACTATATGGACACCATCGAATACGAACAAGGCTACGACGAAGGTTACGACGCAGGCCGCGCGGGGGGCTACTCGGACGGCTACTCAGACGGCGTCGCGCACGCCCAGACCAGCACGCCGGCCCACCGGGTCGCGCAGTACGTCGACAACCGCGCCGGTGCGAACGGGGCTGTGGCCCTGATCTTCGCGGCTGTGGTCATCGACCTCGGGATCATCGCCAGCGTCATCTACTACCTGGCGCGATGACAGTCGACGAGCTGATCGAAGCGGTCGCGGCGCGAGTCACGACAACGGACTTGCGCCTCGACTCAAAACTGCATGCTCAAATGGCCCTCGACTTCAACCAGACCCGCGCGGAGCGGGAATACCACGAAGCCCGCGCGCGTGAACTGACACCGTTCCATGTCGAACCCGGCGCGCCATGCCCGTTCTGCTGCAAGAAGCCGACCCGGCTGGCGTGGACCTGGGAGCACCTCTCCCAATGTTATGCAAAAACGAAACCGCCCACGCATTCGCCGCACCTGGGGCACGCTACGACCAACGACCCGAGTCAAACCGTCAGCCAAGCGGTACAACCGCCGTTTACTCAAAATGGCCCTTTTACCGCGCAGTGAATTATGAAACCTCTCGAACAAATCAAAACCTATTTCGCCGTCATTGGCCGGCAAGGCGGGCTCGTGAAGTCGAAGCAGAAGGCTATCGCCTCGCGGCTCAACGGCGCGAAGGGTGGACGCCCCCGCAGGAAGATTTTGGGCGCGTCGCCCAAGTAACCCCAAACCCAATGAAGAAAACCACACTGACGGTGCTCGCCATGATGGCGGCAGTTATTACGGCCACGGCTGGCGTCAAACAAATCGGCGAAATTAATGGCGTGAAGATCTACCGGATCCGCACTGCCAGCCTGTTCGCCCCTAGCAGCACGACAATCGTCGCGGCGAACACCAATGCGCCCGGCTCGTTGGAAGTGCTGAACGGCGTCGGCAACCCTGGCTTTGTGCCGGCAGTCGCGAACGCGGGTGGAATGGCGGGCGGCGCCGCCCTCCTGCGTCCGGCTCGTTCGAGCACGAACGTCGAGCAGTCCGGCGCGTCGAGCGCCACAGCGACCGCCACGTCCACGGGCGGCGGCGACCGACAGAACGGCAGCATCCATCACAACGGCAACTAAGCGTAACGAGCCCCACGGACGGGGCGCGCCCCTTTTATGGAATACCCAGAATGCTACAGTCACGCGCAGCCGGAGGCGCAGCAGGCTTTGCGCGACTACCTCAACGACAAGATTTCCGAAGGCGACCTAATCAGGCTAGCCGCAACAATCCTATGACCGACCAACGACTCAAAGAGTGGAATGCAACATTTCCGCCTGGCTCGCCGTGCATCCTTCGCCTGGACGACGGCAGCGAAATTCAAACCCGCACACGCAGTAAGGCGTGGAGGCTCGGCCACGGTACGGTTGTCGTCTCGCTGGCAGGCCAGTCCGGCGGCTGGCTCCTCGGACGCCTCAAGATGATGGAAACCCACAAGCTCTAACCCTATGGCCCAACGTGAATATTCGTACGCGGCTGCCTTCATCGCTTTCGCGAAGGGGGACAAGCTCGAAGACATCAGCGAGACCCTCGGCATCCCGCTGCAAACCCTCCGCAACAAGTCCCGCGATGAGTGCTGGCGCAAGCTGGCCACGCAGCTGCAACAGAGCATCGTCCCCCTGTCTTCCCCGAAGTCCGCGGAGCGCGATATCGAGCGCATCAAGAAGAACCGCGAGGACAACATCCGCCTGGCTGAGAAGCTCCGGGTCGACGCGGAGCGCGTGATTGACGCCCTGCTGGATAACACGCTGACCATTGAGCACGTCAACAGCAAGGGGCTCATCACAAACAGGCGCCCGAACATCCAGGACCGCACAGCTCTTGCCGGCTACGTCAAGACGATCGCAGAGACGCTATACAGAGCGCATGGCGACGTTCTCCTGGCCCGCGAGACGGACGCCCTGCCCCAGCAGGCTGCCCAGGTCGTAATCAACCTACCCGCCGCGATAGCCCGGCCCCGCGCGGAGCGCGAGCTGGTCGACGACGCGAAGCCGATCATCGAGCTGAGACCTCCACAACAGGCCGAGGCCGTAACAGTCACCCGAACACCCGAACAGCAATGAAACTATTCTTAATCGACCGAATTGACCGCGTGGATTACGGCGAATTTGACGGCGCCGTCGTCGCCGCGCCAGACGAGGAGACTGCGCGCAACATGCACCCAAGGGACGGCCAGCCTGTTGCCTGGGACGAGAAGCCTTACGCAAACGGGCTTCCTAACTGGGCCTTCACCCCGCACAACGTCCAGGTAACGTATATTGGGGAAGCTAAGGAAGGCACGGCGGCCGGCGTTGTCCTCAGCAGTTACAGAGCGGGTTGATACTTATGAGCCCATACGACGCCATTACCCAGCGCCTCCGACAAATCCTCAGGCCGCGCGGCGACGAAACTCTAATCGAGACCGCGGAGCGTGTAGTCAAAGAGAATGAAGCACTCCGCGAGTGCCTCGGCATAGCGATTAGTCGGATCGCGGAGCTGGAGAAGCAGCTCGCCGACATCAAAGAATGCAACTGCGACGTGTGCCAGTGCTACGGCGTCGGTGCCTGTCAGCAGGACGATCCGGACTGGGACCCTCAAGAGATATGAAACGCCTCGAACAAAGACCCCGCGACCTGATTTTGCGGAACGCGATGCGCCTGCTGCGCGCTAAGTACAGAGGGCGGCCCGCCTGGGCGCTTGTCCAAGACATCACCGGCTTCGGCTGCACCTACTCAATGGAGGTTTGCCGCGAACTCGGGATCAACCCTTGCAACCCGTTCAAAGAGTTCCCTGTGAAAGGCTACGCGGGCAGGGTTGTGCTGTGCGAGTTCAACGAGGAATGAAGTTTGTCCCACCCAAGCCGCCTGTCTGCTGCGGCAAACCAGCGAAGCCTTACATGGAGAAGTACGGTAAGCCGTGCCACTCTACCGAGATGGGATTTCGTTGCGTCGTGTGCAAACGATCAAGGCTGCCGTACGACCTACCAGGCGATGCCTGGTTGCCGTTTGTCCCGTTCACTCCGGAGCAGCAGGCGAATTACGAAGAGAATCTGCGGGCTGAGGGACTGGCGTAGGGTAGTGGCAGGCGTAGCAAAGAAACTGCGGGCCGGTGAAGATGATCCAAGACAGGGGGTAAGCGGAGTCTGGTCAGTCTACGCGTACGGCTTTAGAGAGAATGTGCCGATCGTACGGTACCGTGGGGTCCTTAGATGACCGATTAGTGTACGTCAGGCCGCTGGAGGAGTGCGATCTCTGTCACGACCTTTACCAAATAGTGAGCGAGGTGCGCTCGGTAGTTCAAACAGGCGTGCATACACGGGAGGGGACATACTTCTCGCAAAATGCCTCGTCCGTCATGCTGAAGACGCGGTCTCCATCCTTCACGATCCAGGCGGTCCCAATGCCCACGTCCTTCGAGCCGCGTATGTAAACCTTCGCGGAGTACACCCTGCCCTTCTCGGGGTTGTGCATCGCCGCGCATATAGAGAGGCCAAACGGCATAGGCTCACCGCGCAAGAGTATGTCTTCAGCGGCCTTCTGGGTGAACTGGATCGCCTCGACTGCGTGGGGTTTGGTGACGTAGTTTTGTGGTTTCATGTGTCGCACTCCGGGCACCCGCGCACTGTTTGCCGATCGCAGTGACAGACGGAGCGCCGTTTCTTCTTCTTCTTCGGCCCCCAGTTGATAGAGTCGTAGTTGTTGCGGTACTGGTCGGACCGGTTATTGCGCGGCGAGTCGCCTTTGCCCGGCCCTGTCTTTGTCGTGGGGCCGTATTCAGGTCCGTATAGGTCTCCGGGTTTCATTTCGATTTTAGATAATCTGGGTTTTGAATTAGGTCGACCACACACTCGAAAATTTCGTCGTGGGACTCACCGTCGCCGATGCTGTACCACCAGTCCGCAAAGCCGCCGATGCTATCCAGCTCATGAAAGACTTTCCACGCCACCTTCCGCGCGGGATCAAGTGGCAGCGTGTGCAGCAGCCTGCCCTCCTTGCGGGCCTTGTAGATCTCGGAGTAGGTCATTGCGGTTTAGAACAGGGGCAGTGCGCGGCGTGTATGACGCTGCTGCCGCGGGAGAGGTAGACGTGCCCTTCGTGGTGCAACTCGACGAGGCCCAGGGAGGGGATTAGTACGCACCAGGCGTTTGTCTGCGGCGCTGGCGCCTCGGGGACTGGCGTGGGGGCGCAGGTCACCAGATAGACGCCGACAAGCGCAAGCGGAATCAGCAGAATGGAGGCGGCGGCGAGTGCGAGGGTTTTCAGAAATTTCATGGGAGGTTTCACTTCCATACGAAAGAGGTTTGCCCGTTCGTGGGGTTGATCGCCCAGTACGCCGCGCCGTGCGCGATCGCATCCCGCTGCCAGCCCGAGACGGTGCCAGCCGCGCCGACAATCACGCCCAGGCCGACGCCCAGAACAAAAACGACGAGTACGGCGGTACCATCAAGAAGGGGATCAGAGCGCATAAATATGGTCAGTGGGCGGCTTCCGCCCACGGCGCATCGTCGGGGTCGGGATGGTATCCGATGGTTAGGATCTGCGTTGCGATCTCCGTGCCGGATTCTCTGAACGCGCCAGCTGGGACGTCTTCACGCTCCCACTCGTAGCCGTCCAGAACGTCGTCCCACTCGTCCAGATGCCCAGGCGCGACGATGGCGACAAGGCGGCCCCCATCAGCGAGCCACTTGAGCGCGTGCGTGACGTGCTTGATGTCAGAGCCCCGCGTAAAGGGCGGGTTCATCACGATGCGGCTGTACTTGATGGCGGGCGGGGGCAGAGTGAGGAAGTCGGCGATCTCCACCGTGCGCTCTTCGCCCTCCAGGTGTTTCTCGTTCTCGGGGTTCAGCTCGATGCAATAGACCCATGACGCACCAGCTCCCAGGCAGGCACGCGCGAGCGCGCCCTGTCCAGCCGAAGGCTCAAGGACGACATGCTCATCGAGAGAGGCAAGCGCGGCCACTCGCTCGGCCAGATGCGGCGGCGTATAGAATGCCTGGAACTTCTTGCGCTCGTCGATGGAGACGCCGCTGCCGAGCATCGCGGACAGCTTCGCTGTCGGACACGACTCAAATAGATGGCCCTTGCCGCGCTTCCACCTTCCACCAGCAGCGCGCAGAGCCTTGTCGACGGCCTCATACAGTGGGCGCGGCAACTGTGCGTCGGGGAGGCATACAGCGTTGCCGACGACTGTTGCACCGCGGAGCACGTCCGCAACTTCGGGGGAGATTTTAACGTCGGCCATAGGTCAGGGGACGATGATGGGAGAAGACGCCTGGGCCTTCGGCGCGCGGCGGCGGCGCTGGAGAATGGCCTCGCACCACGCAGCCGCGACAGCAGCCACCTGGACGAGTTCTGTATACAGCTGGCGGTCTCGCTCCTCCTCGGTCGTCAGGACGCCGTTGCGGTAGTCACACAGCGCACGGGCGACTTCCCCGTTCTCCTCCGCGAGGACAGTGTAGCGCGCCTCGTCCAAGACGTTGGGGGCCGCACAGGTCCAGGCAAATTTGCCTGACTTGCATAGAACCTCCTGGCGCTCGCGCTCCGCGATGATGTCGTTCAGGACGGCTAGGCGAGCCGCGGCTCCGAGTTTGTCAGTGTCAGTCACAGTCCCAGACATGAGCAGCCGGTGTGCCAACGTTTGACGCTGTCAGACAGTGGTGTGCAGTGTCGAGGCCTGAATGTTAGGCACGTCTAATATTGTTAGGCTGTATTATACCCGGCGCGGAGCGCGTGAAAATCACGCAGGTAAGTGTGCCATTTTGTCTCACTGCGCAGTTTTTGCACAGTGCCGGTTGTGTGTGTGCACGGACCCAGTAGCCCCGCGGGAGCACGATTCAGCCCCCACATCGCCGCCGCAGCCCGCCCGGACCCGGCGCCGACCCTGGGCGTCAACGGGTTAGGCGCGCTCCGCGGCGAGGCCTGGGGCGCTCACACTTGTAGTAAGGGTGTGCGCGACGGCGGCTAAGACGCTGAGGCTGAGGGGCATATCCCCCGCGGAGCACGCTTGAACTAGGGAGGGGAACTAGCGCGAACGTTAACGGTAGCGCGGTCCCCAGGCGCAACCCACCGCGGAGCACGTAAGGTGTTGATAATAAACCGATTCCCCCCGAGACCCCCGGGGAAGGGAACCCCCGGCGGGGGCAGAGGGACCGAATTTTTGAATTTTGGCCGGTCAGAAAGTCCGCGGCGCGCTCCGCGAGGGGCTTGCAGGCGGAAAGCGGGTTCTCAGGCAAAAGGCGGAAATTTTGCCAAAAACAGGGGGGAGGTCCCTCCCATACCATCTAGTAAGAATAATATAATAATAATAATAAAATAATATTATTACTAGTAATGGAGTAGGGAGCCACTTCCCCCCTGTTTTGGCCGAAATTCCCGCCTTTTCGTGTTGCACGGTGTCAAACGGCGTGTTACAGTGTCTGAAGTCTTATGTGTCCTGTTAGAATCGTGTCTGTTGACGTCGAAAAGCTCGGGCGCTGGCCCGGTCTCCGGCCCGACTACGTGGAGCTTGGCCAGGAGTTTGATTCCATCGCTGCGCTTGGGCGGGCGTTCGGTTACCCGCCCAGGTCGCTTCAGCTTAGAGACAAGCCGCTGCGGCTTCACTGCGGTGTCACGATTCAGTTCACTGACGTCCCGGTACCGACGAGGCAGGAGATCCGCGACGAGTGTGTGCGCCTCCTGGAGTCTGGTGACCCTGCGACAATACAGCGGGCAGCCTTACGTGCCGCGTTTGCGGTGCGGTTCGGTCTAGTCGACGAGGGCCGGCAGAACTGCCCGGCTGATCGGATGTATCGGACGCTGCAAGATGCCGGTGCGCTCCGCGACGTCGAGCGCCTTTTCGACCACAGGCACTACTTCCGTCGTGAGAACACGGCGGTGCTGGTGACGCAGCCGTATGGGCTCGGGCGCGCGGAGGATCCGACGTTGCACGAGTGGGCAGCCCGGTTTGGGATCGTGGTTTCAGGGGAGGACGAGTGGTCGTTTCACTATCCCGGCCAGACGTCGCTGATTATGTTCGAGCTGGACTTGCCGGCCGTCCGGCGTCTGGGTGTGACCGCCTACCGCACCCAGCGTAAAGCCCGACGCGAAGAGAACATCGCCGCATTGCGACGCCACCACAATCTCGTATGAATCCGCCTCAACTCGCTCGCTGGAACGGCTCCGCATGGGAGCCCCTGGACGTCTCGCCGGAGTGCCTGAAGATCGTCGACCTAATACTCGGGCTCCCGGGAAGCAGAAACTCCGTTGTCAACGGACAGCCGCCGCCCGTGCCGCACAAACCCGGGCGCCCCGCGGAGCCCGTGTGCGTGGAGGAGGTCGATGACGCGGCTTATGCCTCCTGGTGTGAGAAGCACCCCGGCGCGAAGCCCGTGGACCTGAGCACGGTCTGGAGCAGTGGTGCGGAAGGCTCGGCTCACCTGGGATACGCCTCGGCGAACTATCTCGCCTGTCGGCTGGCCGGCAAGCGCAGCGTCAAGCTGGGCTGTGGTGTGACGGTTTGCTACGTGAAACACTCCCGATTCGACTAAACAGTGCACGCCTGCCTGAACTACTCGGCCCACATGTACCGCTGCTGCTGGCTTTGCCGGAAGCGCCTCACACCGACGATCGTTTGTAACTGGTGTTGGCTAGGTACTTGGTCTGATTTTGTCTGACACTGTGGCACGGCGTCTGCTCATGTCTGGAGGTGTGAGCAAGCAACTAACACGAAGCAGCGTCAAAGCAATGAAGCCGGCCGAGCAGGCCGCGGCGTACTTCGCTGACAACACGGCGATGTATGTAACCAACGATCGGCCCGGCCCCAGCCTGCGAGCGCAAGAAGCGTTCTGGAACGACTGGCAGGAGGCCCTGGACACCTGGAAGGCGACGCTGCCTCGCGACCGTTTCTCCGTATGAGCACGACCACAACTGCACTCCGATTTGGCGGCGACGACTTGGAAGTCGCGTTCTGGCAGTTCCACGAGGAAAACCCTCAGGTGTATTCGCTGCTGCGCGACGAGGCGTTGAAGAAGCGCCGTGCTGGTGCGACGAAGCTCGGCATTGCGAAGCTGTACGAGCAAATCCGCTGGGAGATGGCCCACGGCGTCATTCCTGAGGACGATTGTTTCGTCCTGAACAACAATCACCGCGCGCTGTATGCCCGCTTCTTGATGGAGCAAGAGCCGGAGTTGAGAGGCTTCTTCGAGATCCGAACTCGGGTCAGCACCCGCCCGCCCGTATGCGCGTAACCGTCAACGTTCGGCAAGAAGAGATCGACAAAGGCGAACGCTGCTCAGCCTGCAACTGCGCTGTCGCCCTGGCTGTGCTCCGCGCGGTGCCCGATGCGACGCATGTCCGGGTTGAAGGGGCTCTGACACGGCAGACGATCTGCATCTACGCGCCGGCCTGGAACCCCTCGACTGTCACTATCTGCTCCCCGGAGTCCGTCGGGCGTTTTGTTGACGCCTACGACAAGAGCCTGCCTGTCGCCCCGTTCTCGTTCGACATCGAAATCCCGGATTTTGAATGAGCCCGCATCTTCGATACCTCTCTTACCTGATCCGCCACAAGTGGTTTGTCTTTGTGGCCGGCCTCAAAGTCGGCGCGCCGCTGTGGCGTTTAATCATCCACGACTGGTCAAAGTCTTTGCCCTCGGAGTGGCTCGCCTACGTCGAGAGCTTTTACGGCGGACACAACCCACGCCCCCAGTGGGTGAAGGAAGATTTTGACCGCGCTTGGCTGCGTCACCAACACCGCAACGATCACCATTGGCAGCACTGGGTCCTTCGCAACGACGACGGTTCGACCAAGCCGCTGCAGATGCCGATCGCCTGCGCCGAGGAGATGGTTGCGGACTGGGCCGGCGCGGGCCGCGCAATTACTGGCAAGTGGGAGGTTGCGGCATGGTATGCCAAGAACCACGAGAAGATCCTTCTGCACCCGAACACTGCCGCAGTCGTCGACGCCATGCTGAAAGTGTATTTCCCGTGAACATCGAAACTCACACCATCGCCGGGACTGCAACCGGGCGGCCCAGTTGTGTTGAAAATAATCAGTCTCCAGTCGCCTGGACGCTCGTTGCTGGGCTGGCGTTTGCGGTCGACCTGGAAGAGAAGGCCGCGAAAGTCGGGCTGCATGTCGCCCTCGGCGGTGGCGTGCTGTATCGAGGTTACTCCTGCAAGGATCTCGACGTGATCATTTACCCGAACGGGCCGATTGATCCGAACTGGCAGGAGACCGCGATCAAATTCATCGACGAGCATGTCGGCAAGTCGATTCGCTGCACGCGTGATCGCGACGTCGCCACCAACAAGCACGTCCGGACCGCGCGAATCGCAAACGGCGACTTCGCTGGCAAACGCGTCGATTTCTTTTTGCTCTCGTGAAAATCCTGATGATGCTCGCCCTGCTAACCCTGCTGCTCTGGCGGATATTCGACAAATAATATGCCCAACAACAACCCTCCAACTGACTGGCTCCGCGTTGCGCTGAAACTCTTCGTGGGGTTCGGCATTATGTGCGTCGCCGTCGGCGCCGCGACCCTCTTCGCCCACTTCATTGCGCTGCTCGCGGGCATCCTGGGAGGAGTGCTTTGAAAGAGTACGTCGCCGGATTTTTGTTCTCCACCGACCGCAGCCGGGTCGTTCTGATCTGCAAAGAGAAACCCGCCTGGCAGGCCGGCAAGCTGAACGGAGTCGGCGGGAAGATCGAGCGCGACGAGCTGCCGCATCAGGCCATGCGCCGCGAGTTCTTCGAGGAAACCGGCGCGAAGACTTGCGTCTCGGACTGGCACCACTTCTGCAGGTACCAGGGTGAGGATTGTGTCGTGCATTTCTTCCGTGCCTTTAAAGATCTCGAAGTCGAGTCAGTGACGAGCGAGCTTGTGCGCTGGTACTACGTCCGTGAACTGAACACATACCCCACGCTGCCTAACCTCTCCTGGCTGGTGCCGTTTGCCCTCGACGAAACGCTGTCGCATTCTGAGGTCTACGAGGTGGCTTAACCGCCCGAAGTGTGGTATATTTCCCGCGTTCCAGAAGGAGGCAATGAAAGTCTGCGGCATGACAGGGGATCAGGTCCAGGGCCTTGTCCGTTACTGGCAGGAAAAGCTGCGACTGCGTGATTGGGACATATCGGTTGAGTTCGTCGACCCGCGCGATATTCCGGACAGCTGGGGATCGAATGAGTATGAGGCGGACTTGCTCCGCGCCAAGATCAAGATTTCGACGGACCAGCCGTCGATGCGGTGCTTAATCGACACGATATGCCACGAACTGTTGCATCTGATGTTTCACCTGGCGGAGCCGGAAACCCCGGAGATGCGGATCACCGAGCAGGGTATTGTCCGAATTGCACCGGTCTTGGCAGAATTTTACCTCGGATCCCTTCCTTCCACGAAACGCTGCGAAGGAAATTGCAGATCATCCGCGGCGCGCAAAAAAGTTTCGCGCAAGCGTTCCGGAAGATCGACGTCGACGCGTCGGAAGTTCGGCGCTGGTTGATCGGTGAGGCGTGGCCAAGTCGTCGGCGCATGGAGCAGATCGATGCGCTGTATGAATGGTGCTGGAGGAAGTCGAGGCGAAGAACCGAGTTCCGCAGCGTGCGCCACTATCGCGACAAGGCGATGAAGGAAGGCCCGAAGTTCGACGCCCAGGGGAACCCGATTCCGCTGCCGAAGCCTCCGCCGCGAAAAGCGAAGGCGGCTTGTTTCAAACTGCCTGAAGCGCCGGCCCGTTACGTGGTCGACGAGAAAATTTTTGATGCTGGTGAATACAAACCAACCGATCCGTCCGCTCCCGGCGCCCTGGAGGTGCCCGCTGTGCGGTAGCGGCATGGCGCCGCATGCGGATCGATGCCCGTGCAACGGGCCGTATCCGAAGCCGCCTGGACCTTACGAGTACGTTCCGCCGGCTCCAGGACTGCCGGGACCTTACGAGTGCTTTCCGCCACCGTGGATCGCCTGGTGCTAATTTTATGGCAAACCCAACATACTCAAGCGCGACGAATCCTGGCAAAGGGTCCGAAGGGCGCCAAATCGAAAACAAGAAACGTGTTCAAAACACCGGCTACGCTCATGCGGCCGCGCTGAAGGGTCCGATCAAGACGACCCCCAAACGCTGCCCAGGCAGCCGCAACACCGCGGGGAAGTGAAGAAGGCCGGGCGACCGCGCGGACCGCATCGAGTGTTCGTAACCGTCACCGTGTTACCCTCGACGCTGGCTTCGCTCGACCGCTTGGTGTTTGCCCTGGGGAAGAAGCTTTCCCGGGGCCGGCTCCTCGACCTCGTGCTCCCCGTAATCGAGAACGACCTGAACAAATGATCCGCTTCAACCGCAATCTGCTCCTGCCGAGCTTTTGTGTCGACCTGTGCTGGCATTCCGGCCCGCGCCGCCTGCCCACGCTCCACATCCACCTTTGGCGCTGGTCGCTGACCGTCAACTCGCCATGGGATCATCTCATGTCTGACATTGACTGAAACCGTGGCACGGTAGCTGCTCTTGTCTGACACTGTGAAACGTCTACTGACACAAGTTCGCATCTGGTTGATGCGGTATCACGCGGAGTTCCTCCTGCAACGCGTTCTCGCCGAAATCGATCGGATCGATGCGATCCAATACGCGAACATTCGTCGCGATCGCGAAATCATTCGTCTTTCCCAAGAAGCCGACAAACTCGAAGCCTCCCTTGACGCGGAGAGCCGACGCCGCAAACGCGCCTTCTTGGAACTCCCGGACTAGTGCCGCCTTTGGGGCCGCTGAGGTTTTGTCCAGCGCGAAGGGTCCAGACGTAAACTGCACCACCCCAATAAAATTTCGTATGCCTCCTTTGGTCGCAAAGCCCCCCGCCGTTCTCGGCGTCAAGCAACGCAAAACCCTCCGGGTCGACATGCCGACGCTTCCGCCCGGCGCCGTCATCCGCGCGACGGATCGCAACTACGTGATCCAGCGAAACGGTTCCTGGGTGCGCCGCGACCGCGAGGAGGAGCTGCCAGCCCGCAAGTCCATGGTTTATCTGGCGCACCCCTCCCGGCCGCCGTACGTCCACCGAACCAAAACAACCGCGGATCCGATCCCATTCAACGTGGCGCGTTGATTCCTACACCTATGAAATACCTCAGCTGCCTGCTGTTGTTCGTACTCACTGCGTTCTCAACCCCCGCGGCAACGAGTTCCGCCGCGATCCAACACGTCCAGGCGGTGTCTGTCACCGTGATCGCTGGCCGGTCGGCGGGAAGTGGTACGCTGATTACCCGCACGAACCCCGCGGGCAAGGAGTTTACCCTGTGCCTGACGGCGGGGCATGTCATTGAGGGCAGCGTCGGTGCCGGTGCCCACTCTGTCACGAACCACGCGGCCGTCATCCCGCCAATTCCGTTTCCCCTCGCCTCACCGAGCAGTTCGGCTGCCGTCCAGGTTATGACCACGATCACAGAGGGCGACCGCATCGTCGGTTGTACGCTCATTGACGCCGTCGTCGTTGCGTTCTCTCCTGCGGATCAGGACGACATCGCTATATTGTTGCTTCGGAAAATCGTACGCCATCCGGACGTTAGATTTGGGACGGACAAGGCGCCGTCGATCGGGACCCCGCTTATGCATGTCGGATCGATGATGGGGCCGTTTGGCGCTGGAAGCTTCACGACAGGCGTCTTGTCTCAGACCGGGCGCGTGATGTTTGACGTGGAATTCGATCAGACGAGTTGTACAGCACTCCCCGGCTCTTCGGGCGGCGGGGTGTTCGACGAGTCCGGCACCTATGTCGGTATGCTGGTGAGAGGATCGGCAGCGACGGTCAACTTTACCGTGCCGGTGCGCCGGCTTCGGGCCTGGGCCAAGTCGCAGGGCATCCCCTGGTTGTTCCCATGAGCCCGACCGAAATACCGCCTGGATTCTGTCGATTGCCGATTGATGTATTGGCTTACCAGGAGGTCGTCATCCAGAACTGTTACCGCCTGCCAACATCCGTCCCGCCTGGGCAGGTAGCCGTCGACATCGGCGCGCACATCGGCTGTTTCACTTGCGAGGCGCTTGACCGGGGCTTTGACCGCGTCTTTTCCTTCGAGGCCGACCCTCGGAACTTTTCCCAGCTCTGCCGGAACGCGGTTCGTCGGCCCGACGCGCGTCGCGCAGAGCTGCAATGGGGTGCCGTGTGGCGGTCCGACAAGCCTTTGACTGATCTCCGAATGGCCTGGCAGTTCGATCCGAACGTCCGCGAGACGAACACAGGCGGCGGGTCGGTGGCACTGAGCTTCGGATCTGGCGACTTGGTCCCGGGGCACTCGCTCCGCAGCGTCTTCCAGCGCCTCGACCAACTCAAGATCCCCCGGATTAATTTTCTCAAGCTGGACTGCGAGGGCTCCGAGTTTCCGATCCTTTACTCCGCGCCGGACCTACTCGATCGCGTCGACCGCATCGCAGCAGAGCTTCACGACAACCTGCCTTGGAAATCTGACGCGCTCGTCGACGGCTTCGAGAATACTGAAGAGGCCGTGCACAGCTTTCTTCGGTCGCACGGATTCACAACCGAACGCGCCGACGGATTCCCAAACCGCCCTTATTTGTTCGCGGAGCGATAATGCCCGAATCGGATGCCGACCTCACCGCCCTTCCGTCTGATGCGCTTTCCGCAGAGGAACGTCGTCGGCTGACGGCGCAGCCCGCCTCTACTCTTGCGGACTGGTACAAGCCCTCGAAATCAATCTCGGAGTTCCACGCCTCTCGCGCACGCATACGCTGCTTAGTCGGCGCTCGTGGAACGGGGAAGACAACTGCGATCGCAGTCGACTGCGTCGGTCACATTACCCACAACCCAGGCGCAAAAGCGTACATTCTCCGGAAGACCCAAGAGTCTAATGAGAGCACCACCCAGGAGACTTTTGAGGAAGTTTTCTCGAAGTGTGGTTATACCGATACCGGCCTGTCGCTGTTTAAGAAGATCGAAGGTGGCAAATACTACAGGGTTCCCTCGGCGGAAGCGATTCGACTGTTCACGATCTTCCTAAACAAAAAACCAAACAAAACACAGATCCTTCAGTGGTTGGAGACGATCGGAAATCGGTTTTGCGGGCATATCCATTTCAGCGGTGTTCCGGACGCGTCGAAACGCGACAGCCGTTTTCGTGGCTACGAATGCAGTTATTTGGTTTTCGTCGAGGCCGACCAGCTCGTCGAGGCGGATTTTCAGATGGCCCAGCTTTGTCTGCGCTGGAAAGACGCGTACGGGAAACAGATCGGAGACTACTCGTGCATCCTGGACACTAACCCGCCCGGCACGAAGCACTGGATCGCCAAGTTCGAGGCCGACAGCAAGACCCGCTCAGATGTGCAGTTTTGGCACCTGCACATTGACGAAAACGCCCACAATCTCCCCGAGGGCTACGTCGAAAACGCTAAGCGTGTGTATGCGCGCCGCCCGGCGATGTACAAGCGGATGATCGAGGGCCAGTACGCCGACGCCTTCGATGGGGAGCCCGTGCTCTGGGCGTTTACGGAAGAGCACGCCTACGACGATCTCCCCTGGCCCCGCGGTGCCTACCTGGTTCGTGGTTGGGACTTCGGTACGAGCAACTCAGTGATTTTCTCGGCCTACTGGTCCGAGGGGCCAGACGAGTACTGGTGGGATTTGTGGGAGCACTACGCGGAAATGTCCGACGTCGAGCGCCAGTGCCGCGCCGCGTGGGACATCACGAAGGAAGTTTTCCCGTTCTGGAATGACCGCTCGATATGTTCCGGCGTTCTCGATGCTTGCGACCCCGCCGGGAATGCGAAGACTGATAAGGGCAGCTCGATTGCCGTGCTCAACACGCACAGCATATACCCGAAGTTTTCGACCAAGCACCGCAGTCTGCCGGTGACTCTCGCCGCGTATAACCGGATCCTGGAGAAAAAAGACCGCTTCGGGCGCCTCATTTATCGGATCGACCGGAAGAATTGCGAGCGCCTATACCTGGGCTCCGCCGGCGGCTACCGTTACCCCACCGAGAAGGAGGTCGGCTATAAGTCCGGCGAGCCCGGCAAGGGGCCGGATTTCGGCAATTACGACCACGTTGTTGACGCCTCCCGGTACGCGAAGGTCAATTTCCTGCGCCTAATGAAGGTCGAAATGGAGGCCATGCAGAAGCCGGTCGGTCGTCTGGCTGCTAAAACATCCGTGAACCCCGCTAGAAGCTGGCGCTGAAGTGTGGTATATTAGGCGGTCCCAGTTCGGAGGTTCTCTTATGCCTGATCCAATGCCTATGCCCACGCCCGCGGAAGATGCGAAACCGGCCCAGCCGGCGCCGTCCCTCTATCTCAACGAGAAGGACCTCGACAACTTCGGACTGCACGACTGCGTTCCCGGTGAGAAGTACACCGCGACGATCGACTTCACTGTAACCGGCATGGATGCGCCGAGTAATGGCGAAGCCAGCAAGCGAATCGAAATCGACAAGATGTCCGACATCCAGCCGCACCAGGGCGCGGGCGACGTCGCCGCTCCGGAGACGATGGAAGAGGGATTGCCGATCGACGCCGAACCCGTTCCCGACGAGGCGGAGCCCACGGAAGAGCCCGACGGCGAAGAGGACGCCGGCGACATGTCGAAGCCGTATATTCGGCGCAAGGCGAAGAAACCCTCGCAGTTCCCGGTGGACGTCAAGAAGCTTCAACGACTCTGATCCATGCTCCCGAACCTATTTTCTGGTCCGTCCATGCCCGGGGCCGTCCCTGGCTCCCTTCCGCCGTCCACTACCGGGCAGGTCACCGCGCCGCCGCCAGCTGCGGCGCCGCCCGTTTCGTCGCCCCTCGCGGGGCCGATGATGCCTGGGCCGCTCGCCCCGTCTGAACCCGACTACATGGTTGAGAGGCAGGAAGACGGCACGTTGTTGATTCGGATCAAAAACCCGGACGGGACGCCTGGCGTTGTGGTCAAACACATGCCGCCGATCAAGCAGGCCGGAGCACCAGCCCGGTAAGTAACGCCTCCCACCTGTGGATCGCTTCTTAGCCCGCCGTCTAGAGACCGACGAAGACTTTCAAAAGAAGGTCTCCAGGTTGGCGAAGGACTATCTCGGGCTAGGTCAGCAGTCTGTCACGTACTACACCGAGGAGTTCGATCAAGCACACGATCTGCTGATGTGCTACGCGCCCCTGTCGAAGGCCGACTTGGAGCAACTCGAACGCGGCCACCCAAAGCGTTTTATCCTGCCGATGTCGGCGACGCAGATCACGACGATGACAACGTTCATCGCGCAGATGCTGTTCGGCGACACGCAGCCCTGGAAGGTGGAAGGACGCGGACCCGAAGACGAGGCAAGCGCCGAACACGTCAATCAACTTCTTCGCTGGAACGCCGAGCAGCAGCCGTCTTACCTGCTCGGGTACCTCTGGGTGCAAGACATTCTTACGTACAACCGGGGAATTCGGTACAACTCCTGGCAACCGGTCTATGAGACCGAGGTCGTGAATGTGGAGATTGAGGACCCCGAGGACCTGGACGAAGAGGGCAATCCGAAAAAGTACACGCGGCCAGCGAAGCGCCGCAAAGAAGTCGCGGCGTACAACCACATCCACCTTGTAAGCCCGTACGAGTTTGTTTGCGATCCGTCGATTCCTCTTTGGCGATTTCAGCAGGGCCGTTTCGCTGGTCATCGGACTCTGATCCCGTGGCTGGAGCTTGAGAAACGATCTCGGCTGTCGCCCGATCATCCGTCGTACGTCCTGCCAAGCGCCGTCGGGAAGCTGAAGAAGAAAAAGAAGACCGACGCGGGCAATATCGGCATGGGCACGATCGTCGCCGGGGGCGGCGCGGCTACGAGGGTCAGCGCGACCACTTCCCGGACTGCGTTTGAGCGCAATCGGTCGAACGCCAACCCGGATACAACCGCCGACAAAAACGACGCTGGGATCGTCGAGTGCCACGAGCTTTACATCCGGCTGATCCCGTCCGACAACGAACTTTATGAGGGCGACGAGCAGGTCATTTTCCAGGTGCTCGTCGGGAATCAAGACGTGGTTCTTGCGATCAACGAGTCGCCGAACAAGCACGACCAGTACCCATATTCCGCGGCTGAAGGGCGCCCGTCGGCGTATTATCAGTACTCCCCGAGCTGGTTGATGATGCTGAAGCCGATCCAGGATTACATCGATTACCTCGAAAACCGCCGGCAGCAGTCCATCGCGCGCACCTCGGGCAACATGTTCATTGTCCGGCCCGACAAGGTCAACATCGCCGACTTTATGGACCCGGACAAGGACGGCCTGCTGATCCCGATCCTTCCCGACGCGACGTCGGACCGGCTCGACGACATCGTCAAGCAAGTTCCGGTCACCGACCTGACTCAGCAGTTTCGCCAGGAGATTCAAGACTTCACAGCGTTCTCTGAGACCGTCACGGGTGTGAACGCGCCAATGCAGGGCGCAATGACCGACGACACGACCGCGACCCAGTACGTCGGGACCCAGCAAATGTCTGCGGGTCGTCTGTCGTCCGTCGCGAGGTTGATCAGCGTTCAGGGCCTTGTCCCGGAAACGCGTCAGATCGTTTCTAATTTCCAGCAGTTCTTGACGACGCCGATGTCTCTTCGGTTCGTCCCGAACGGGGTCGACGGGGCCTCGACGTTCCACGGTCAGCGGGCTCTGGACGTCTCGCCTGACACGATTCAAGGACAGTTTGATTTCATCGCGCACGACGGCAGCCTGCCAGGCACCGACGCGCGGAAGGTTGCTGCGATCTCCCGGCTGTTGGAGCTGGTGCCGGTCGTACCGCAGTACTTCCAGCCCGCCCCTGGCAACATCGACGCCCGCGCCTTGATTCTGGCCGGGGCCAAGGCCGCCGGCTTACAAGTCGAAAACTTCCAATTTACGCCGGACACCGCCGCCCAGGAGGCCGCTGCCACAATGCCGCCCGCGCCGCCGGAAGGTGCCCCGCCCGGCCCGGAATCCCCGGCGACCGAGCCTGTGCCCACTTTGCCCGACCTTGTCGGAACTCCGCCAGCTAACCAAGGCCCAGGCCGGCCCCCGACCCCGACTATGTCGGAGTTGCCGTCTGCCGAGCCTCTCCAAGTCCGCCCGCAGAACGCGTATTAAGGCGTTTGACACGTTGGCACGGAGTCTGCTCCTGTCTAACGCTGTGAAACTAATGCCAATAGATCACGAAGCGGAGCGTCGTGTATTATCGACGCTCCCGAATTCTCCCGCCCATGCCGTGATCCACAACGCGCTGGCTCGTGATATTGAGGCAGCTCGGTCCAAGTTGGAAACCTGCAGCAGCGCCGAGTTGTGCCAGATTCAGGCTGAAATTTTAGTCCGCCGGCAGCTCGTCGGCTGGCTTGCAACGACCCACAAACGCTAATATGGATCCCAAACCCAACACACCCCCGTCTAAACCCGCGTCGGCGCCGTCTCCGGCGGCCACGCCAGCCGCTACAGCGCCGAAGCCTGCCGCAGCTCCGCGCCCGGCTTCGACCACGCCGAAGCCCGCCGCGGCCAAGCCGGCTGAGACCCCCCGCAACGACAAGGGGCAGTTCGCACAAGGTCCGCGACCCAAGTCTGCGCCGATGAGTGCCCGGAAGGCGCTGGGTCTGCCCGAGGATCCGTCGAAGACCGTCGCGACAATCGTCGACGGCGCACGAAAAAACCTCAAGGCGGTTCACTCCTACCACAACGTTCCGGATCCTGCCGCGCCGGCCACTCCGCCGCCAGCTCCTGCGGCCCCGGACGCCCCGGTTGAGGTGACGCCGCCCGCCGAAGACCCAGCCGCTCCTGCGGCGCCTGCGGTCAGCCCGCCGCCTGCGAAGGTGAAGATCGGCGACAAGGAATATACGACCGAGGAATTGACTGCCCGGATGGCCGAGCTGGAGCAAGCCGCCAAGCCTGCCGCTGCCCCACCGGCACCTGCAGCGCCGCCCGCGGAGCCGCCGCGGCAGATGACGCCGGAAGAACTCAAAGCGGCGGAAGAAAAATGGGTGACGGAAACCGCGAAAGAGTTCGCTCCGCCCATTACGGAGGCCGAACTTGACACGATCCTCGCTGGCGGTAAGGACGCTGTGGCCGCGATGGCTGCGATCCGGTCCCGCGACATCGCGACGGCCCTCCTGGCTGCGCGCAAGGACATTTCGGCGTTGATCGCCCCGGAGCTGGCTAAAATCGGGCCGATCGCGGCTCATTTCGAGCAGCTTCAGCGGTATACGGCCACGCAAGAGTTTGTCCAGGAGTACCCGGACTTCGCACCGCATGTGGATTTGGCTGTCAGCGTGGCGGAGCAGCTCATGGAGAAGTACCCCGAGCAGTTCTTCGCCCTGACGGACGCTCAGCGCCGCGCCGAGGTTGCCCGGCAAACCGACGTGATCCTGAGCGCGAACTTCAAGCGGTTCAATCCTAACGCGACTGGCACCTGGCGCGACGCCGCGAAGCCTGCCGCCGCTCCGCCGGCTGCGCCCGTTCCCTCGCCGACGCCCGCCGCTCCGCCGGCTGCGCCCGTTCCCCCGCCGGTTCGGCCGCTGGCGAGCAATCCGCCGTCGTCTCAGTCTGGCGCCGCAGCTCCGGACTTCCAGTCTTCTGTGGCCCGCAGCTTGCGTAAGTGATGAGCGACTCCGCGGAGTTTTTGAGTCGCCCGGACCCGTTGGCGTCGTTTGCCGCCTGGTATTTGTCTACTGTGCGCGGCGACCTGGGCAACGTTCCGCACCAAGCCGTCGAGAAGATCGAGATCGGCTCGGCGATCACGCTGTTTCGTTCGCCGCCGTTCCTGGTTGAACTCCTCTTGTTCCACCCGAATACGGTGATCAAGCCGCACTCACACCCTGATGTTGACACGGTCGTCGTGTATATCTGCGGCGACATGTCGTTGACGGTCGCGGGCCAGGAGCTTTTTCCGCTCGGGTCTACCAACGTACAGCCTGACGGCGGCTCGAACCGTCGCGGGATTCCGGTGCGCTTTCCTCCTGGCGTCGTCCACTCCGGGCAGATCGGAGCGACCGGAGGCGCGCTGCTGTCAATTCAGCGGTGGCTGGCCGGAGAGCCCACGTCTGTAAAAAACAACTGGCGAGGAGAAGACGGGTCGACACAAGGATGAAAATTTACATCTCAGCGCACAACCGCAAGCCTGAGTTGCTGCGAATCAACTCACTCGTGTTTGACACTCTTCGCGTCGGGTTCCCCACTGCGGAGATTGAGATCTGGGGGAACGGTCGGGACGAAGCACTTAATTTGCATTGGCTGGAGCAAGCTGCCCGCGTCGAGGGCAAGTTTGTTTTGAGGGACGAGCAGACGTACGGAGAACGGATCCAGGAGTGGATCGACCGCATGGACGAACCTTTCGTCATCTGCGACACCGACATCGTCTTTTATGACAACATGGAAACGGTCGAGTGGAAGGGGCCGCTCCACGGCTGCCATGTGCCGGCGTTTCATTGCCCGTTTGCGAAGACCCGGACTGTGGATCGCTTGCACACGCACCTGCTGTACTTTGATCCGACCCAGATCAGGAAGTCGATTTCGCGTGTGCGAACAGTTATCCCCGACAACTACCTGACTCCCTGGGCAGACATGATCCTGCCTGCGCGAGTACCGCACCGGTCCGGATGGCAGTTTTACGACATCGCCGCGGCACTGTACCACACCGTCGGCGGGTACGCGTTCACGCCGGAAATCCGGGACCGGTACAGTCATCTGAACTGTGGTACGATTAGCGATCTCGTCGGTTCCTCCGTCGGTTTGGATCTCACCGCCGCGCACCAAGCAATCGCCGAAAACCCCGAGCTGGGCCGCGGCATCTGGCGGAAACAAGACGAATTCTTCAAACAGTACGCAGTATGAAACACAGCATTTTCTTAGGCATGCCGATGTATGGCGCCGTTCACGGCGACGCCGCGATCTCTATGATGGCTGTGGCGGCCCGAGCCGCTGCGACGAACGTTCTCCGCGGAGTCGAGGGAAACTTTTTTGGTGCCCTCGGCGAAGCACGCAACCAGCTCGTAAAGTCGGCTCTCAGTTCTGGGGCCAGTCACATACTCTTCCTTGACGCTGACATGGTCGTCCCGTCGGACGCCCCGCGTCTGCTGCTGAAACATAACCTGCCGGTCGTGTCGGCGCTATACTTCGAGCGCGTACCTCCGTTCAAGCCGATCGTGGGTAGGGTGTCCGAGAACCCGCGTTGCGGCGATTATCTGGATTATCCGCCCGGGGTTTCTGAAGTCGGTCTTGTTGGCTGCGGATGCTTGCTCGTGAACCTAGATGTCTTCCGGAAGATTGCTGACCACCTGAAGGCCGAGGAGTGGTTTACGTTTTTCTCCAAGCGTGCGGGCGAGGACATCAGCTTTTGCAAGCTGTGCCGCGACCTGGGGATCAAGATGTACCTCGACGCCGATGTGAAGTGTGATCACGTCGCACAGTTGCTCGTCGGCGAGGCGGATTTCAAGAAGGCGTTTGATCGGTGATCGGTTCGGCATTTCCTAATAAAAGATCTATCGCCCGGTGACGGGCTCTAGCGCCGGGATCTTTTTTGGGTTAGGTTACAGGCGTCCAAGATACCGCTGATCGCGCCAAGGAGCGATTGGGCGGCTCTTCAAAAAAGTTCGGGGCTTCTGTCCCCCAAAAAGAAAACGCACTATGTCCGCCATTTCAGGTCTCCTCTCCACCGCCGAAGCCGCAACCAACGAGTTGGTCGGGGAGTTCCAGGAAACGATCTTCGTCCGCAACAGCCGCGGTTTCAACGTCGGATCGACCCTCTTCGGTCTCATGAGCCGCCTTGACAACGAAGGCGCCGAGAACCTGGAGTACAACTGGTTTGAACGCGATCCCGTCCGCAAGACGGTCTACGCCCAAGCTACCGCGACGTCTTCGATCACCGCGCTGACCTTCAGCGACACTGCTACCGGTGCCGCGGGGACCGTCAACTTCCTTTTGCACGCCGGTATGGTCCTGATGGACGACCGGACGCGTGAGTATGTCAAGGTCACGGCGACCCCGACCGACACGACCAACACGATCACCGTCACCCGCGGTTTTGCCAACACCGCCGCGACGATCAACGCTGGTGATACGTTCACGATCGTTACCCTGGGCAAGGGTGAAGGTTCGGATCCCGTCCGCGCGGCGTACGAGAATCCCTCCACGCTCACGAACTACATTCAGACCTTCAACTCGACTGTCGAGCTGACCAATGCCTTCAAAGGCAGCGTTCTCCGCACGGACATCGAGGGGCCTCTGAACGATCGCCGACTGCAGGCGCTCGAAAAAATTTCCCGCGACATCGAGTTTGCGTACCTGCTCGGGGCCAAGAAGAAAACCGCCTCGACCAGCAACGCCGGTTTTGAATACTTCACCGGTGGAGTCTACCAGGGCCTCGTCGACGCTGCTCTGACGAGCAACGTCCAGGACGGCGCGTCGATCACGCTCGCCAACTTCAACGCCTGGCTGCAGAACGTGCTGCCTTACGGCTCCGACGCGAAGCTCGCTTTCGCCGGCCCCCAGGCTTACTCCGCTATTTCCACGTTCGCGAACACCGGGACCAACGGTTACCGGATCATGCAGAACGAAACGGTTTTCGGCATGCACATCCAGGTTATCAACACGCCCTTCGGCGAGCTGAACCTGGCGCAACATCCACTCCTCCGCGAGGCCGTCGGTCTCCGTGACTGGATGTTCGTCCTCGACCTCCCGCACCTGACTCAGAAGGTGTTTGAGAAGCTCTTCCTGGAAGACAACATCCAGAGCAACGGAGTTGATTCCTACAAGGAGCAGTTCCGCGCGAAGTTGGGTTTGCGGATGAAATTCCCGAACGCCTTCGGGGTCATCTACGACCTTACCACCATCACGTAAGCGATGGCGAAGGCCGTCATGGAAGCGAAGGCCGCGGTCGATCTCGTATCGCCTGCCCTTTCTCGACCAGAAGAGAAGCCGGCCCCGGCTCCCGAACCTCCCCGCAAGTCCTGGCGGTTCGTGAACAATAAAAGCTGGTGGCAGGAGCTGGCCCTAAGAGACGGGTCGAAACTAAAATTCCCGTCGCAAGAGTTCGTCACTGAAGACGCAACACTTGCGGCACAACTGACCGAACTTGTCGCTAAGGGCATCCTGTGCGACGGAAACTGATAGATTATGGCAAACGAACCCAAAAAGGGCGCAAACAAGAGCGGCGTGACTCACAAGGAATACGTCGCAGTGATCGGCGGCATTCCGCCCAAGAAAACCGTTCGCGAGATCGATGCGGATGTCAAGCCGCGCGCCAATGGCCGCGCTCCTGGCTCCGTTCGGAAGTAAGCAACCCGGCCCGCGCGCTCCGCGCGTAAACGCAATTTCGCAGGCCGCGGGCGTATTATCACGCTCGCGGTCCTTTTTCTTTTCCTATGACCCTCGCAGACCTGAACGGCCTCATGGTAACGGGCGTGAGCCGGACCGACATTACTGCCAACGGTTCGGACGACTATTCGTCTTTCCTCAACGAGGCGCAGAGGGCGATCTGTCAGCGCCGGTCGTTCAAGTGGATGCGGACGAGTGCTGATCTGACTATCCCAGCCGGCGATGTCGCCGTCACGCTGCCGGAGAACTTCAAGGAGCTGACGAAAGGGCGCACGCCTGTGGTTCAGGTCGATTCGTCCCAGGATCCCGAGGTTCTTACTCCTGTCGATGTCTGGACTCTGGAAAAGCAGCAACGTCGCGGGATGACGGCCCCGTTTTTGACTGTCCGCCTGGACACGACAACCGACCCGCCCCAGCTCGCGCTACTGGCCTCGTTTGACACTGACGTCGACCTTCGTGTCAGTTACTACGCCTTCCCGGACGACCTCGTCGAGGATGGCGACGAGAACCGACTCACGGTCGATCATCCCCACATGCTGCTGAACAAGGCCAAGGCTCTCGCGTTCGCCTCTGTGAACGATGCGACCACTCGGGATTTTGAGGAGTTGTTTGAGAGCCAGTTTAAGGTAGTCGCGGGCTTTGACGCCTACTCCAGTTTGTCGGGCACAGTTTCGAGGATGTAATCTTATGGCAATTTTCACCGATACCGATCCGTCTGATTCTGACAGCGTGCGCCTGGGCGCGCAGCAAATCCGCGAGCTGAAGGAGATCCTCAACAACACGTTGGGGCTGCTTTACACGCTGTCGCCGGTCGACGACCCCGAGGGTTCCGCGGCTGCCGTCGCCGGAGGTGTTTCGCAAACGATGATCGCGGATTTGGCGATCTCGTCTGGCAAGTTGGCTGCCAATGCTGTCACCACCGCAAAGATCACCGATAGCAACGTCACCACTGCGAAGATCGCTGACTCGAATGTCACCACTGCGAAGATCGCTGACTCGAATGTCACCACTGCGAAGATCGCTGACTCGAATGTCACCACTGCGAAAATTGCGGCCGGTACGAACGGGCAAGTTCTGGTCACGTCTGGCGGAGCCGCCACTTGGGGCTCGGCCCTGCAAGCAACCGCGAACCAGTCGATCGGCAGTGCTGCCGAGGCGATCAACCTCTCAGTCGCGCATGGGCTGGCTGCGGTGCCGAAGTATGCGGAGTGGGTGCTGGTCTGCACCGACGCCGGGGGCGACGCCGGGTACTCGCAGAATGACGAAGTGTCGATCGTGTCCAACCACGAGAACAACTCGCAGGTGACGACCTGGCGCGACGCGACGAACGTTGGCGTTTCATTCACGTCTGGGCTCTCGTTAAAGGTTTACAACAAGTCGACGCAGGCCCTCACCAGTATCTCGCGTTCCAAGTGGCGCGCGAAAGCTTACTTCTCTCTGTAATGCGGCGCAAACGCCCTCTCCAAGTGCGAGTCGCGGCCCCTTCCCGGGGCCTCGTTACCCGCTTGCCTCCCGAGCTGGCCGACAAGCTGAAGCCGAACGACGTAAACCGCACATGTGTCGTTGCGCAAAACGTCCGTTTCGAGGATGGCGTGGTCGCTGCGGCGCCTGGGTTCGAGCAGGTCGAAATGAGCGACAGCCTCGCGACTACGTTGCTGCACCATTGGACGCTGAACGAAGCTAGTGAGACGCGGGTTGACGTACACGGCGACAACGACATGGAGGATTTCGGCGGGTTCCCTACGAGCGCGACAGCGGGGAAGTTCGACGACGCGGCGAATTTTCAGGATGTCGCCTCGGACGACATTGCTTTGCGGACCAACAGCGCGCTTGCTCTGGTTGACGGGAGCGATTTGACGGTCACAGGCTGGTTTCGATTCACCGGCGGCGCGGGAGTCCTGCACTTGTTTGGTGTACCCGACGCTTTCGATCTCGCGATTGAGAGCCAGAAGCTCGCCTTTTACGCCTGGGATACGCTGAACAGTTCGGTTCGGGTTGAGTCGGCGTCGTTGTCGCCGAGCACTATTTATTTTTTCGCGGCCACGATTGAAAGTGGCAACGAGATCTCGATCCGGGTCAACGCCGCGACTGCGGTTACGGACAACTTCAGCGGCATTTCCACATTTCCGGGCCGGCCTGTTATTGGCGGCGCCTCGGGTAGTAGCGGCTCCGGCGGCTTCTGGCTCGATTCTCTGAGCGTCTTCTCGTCCGTACTGTCGACGGCCGAAATTGATCGGCTTTACAACTCTGGCGACGGCCTTGACTACCCTTTCCTCGGCGGAGTGTTCTACACGATCCACCAAGCCGACTACCTGCAGAGTCCGGACAATCCGCTCTTCTTCTGCAACCTCTCGCACATTTATCTGGCGACGCGGAGCTACTCCGCCAGCCCGCGCACGTTCAGCGTTGTGCTGACGGATCTCTTTGAGGCAGACGCCCCGACCAGTGCCGAACTTCGCTGGCACGCCTGCGATTTCTTCAATCGAGTAGTCTTTGCAGCCGACGGCGTGACGCCGCAGCAGTATTTGACGGGAGTCGCGACGAGTGACTTGCCCGGCCTTCCGTCCAACGCCGATTACGCTGGAGTAACCGCGTTCGCGGGGCACTTGCTGCTGTGGAGCGGCGTTACCCTGAAATGGTGCGACCTCAACGACGCGACGAACTGGATCCCAGTCGCTGAGACCGTAACCACGAACAGCCTTGCGGTCGCGACGGGAGGCTTTACGCAGCCTTCCCTGGGCAATACGACCTCGGTCTTCTACGTCGACGACGCTCCGACGGGCTGGGTTGTCGGGATGTTTGTTCGCATCGAGCACAGTACGGCGTCCGTCAGCTACTACGCTGTTGCGTCAATCTCGCCGTTTCTGTCCCTGACTGCGACTAGTGTCGCCAGCTCTCAGACCGCGACCGGGTCCGCGACAACGGCGATTTTTATAACCGAGCCCGTCGAGTGGGAGGCCGGCACGATCGTTGTCGTGGGGTCGAGTATTTTGACTGTGGCGGATTCAGCGGAAGCGTCGACAGACGCCTGGATCGTGTACGCTGATGCCACCGTCACGGCGGGCTCTCCGCGAACTGTCACGGGATTGATTCTCTCGTCACAGGATACGGACCTCGCCGTCGACGATTACATTTCTATCGGCCCGAACACGATCCCGGGCCGAGACGTCTATAAGATCACCGCAATCTCGACCGATACCTCGACGGGCAAAGTCAAGCTGAACTTGAGCCAGGTCGGAAATTCCGGCACTGGTTCTAATCCGCTCGGCGACGCGGCGACGATTGTAGACGGCTCTGTCGTTGTCCGTCAGCCGTGGGTTTCGCTCACCAATGCCGGGAGCAACGTCACGGTCTCGGCTTCGACGACGATCTCTGAGAAGTACGGCCTGACGCTCACGCTGCAGGATCTGACCGGTGCCCAGGCCGGCGGCACTATCAGCGCCGGCGCGACTCTCGTGCCTCTGGAAGCGAATGAGGCCGGAGAAGCGCAGTTTGTCGGGAACGACGACAACGGCGATATTTTGGAGGTCGTGCCGGTGGGCGAGTATGCGGTTTCGCTGAAGGCGCGGTCGGTCTCGTCGGTCCAGTACGTCGGGAGGCAACAGGGCGTTTTCTTCCGCCGCACCGAGTTGCGCAGCGACGGGCTGCTTGCACGGAATGCCTGGGCAAAGTTGGGCGATTCGCGGATCGCGTTCCTCGGGCGCAAAGAGCTGTACGTCTACTCCGGCGGGCAGTCGGCGGAGCCGGTTTGCCAACAGTTCACGCGGCAGCTGTACGCGGAGCTTGATCGCGCCCGCCTGGGCGAGGCGTTTGCGTTCCACAACGAGCTGCGAAATGAGCTTTGGCTTGTCTACCCCACCATCGGCGGCGGGCAGAAGGTTCTGATCTGGAATCATCTGGAGGATACCGCAACCATCGACGACTACGAGACCGATTCGGGACATCTCACAACGGCCGCCCAAGCCGACTGGAGTACGGATCCCGTATGGTCCGACACAGTCGGAAGCTGGGAGAGCCTTGAAGATGGTGTGACTTGGTCGAGCCTCACCGCGTCGGGCGAGCAGCTGCTGACGCTGATCGCGAACGGGCTCGGCACCGTGGCCGTGCAGGGCGAGGTGTGGAATCGAGACGGAGACGGATACGACTGTGTCGCGGAAACCTGCGACTACGACTTCGGCGACTCGGAAGCGTTCAAGTACGTTGACGCCGTCCGTGTGGTTTTCGATCGGGGCACCGACAACGTCGAGCGGCTAGTTTATGTGCAGATCGGCACGCGGAAAGACTCCTTGTCGCCGGTCGTCTACAGCGCCCGGCACGCAATCAACATCTCTGACGCGCAGTCGCAGCCGGTGAAGGTCAACCCAGGCGGCGCGGGCCGGTTTATTCGGCTCCGGTTCACTTCTGAGGATCCCGATGTGAAGTGGAGGATCTCCGGCTTCGAGATCATCGCGCGGGCCGGCAATACGTACTGAAATGCCGATCGAAGTCCCAAAAATTGTTTTGCCGGCGCCGCTCCGCCAAGCCCGGAACGAGGCGGAACGGAACAACGTCTTGCTGAGGTTTACTCGCGAGACTGAATCGGCCTTTAAGGGCCTGGTTGATAGTCACGGCAATCTTATTTCTTCCATAAACACCCTGGAGGAAGATGTCGCATCTCTCCGGGAGACAGTTGAGGCTCTTCCCGCCGGGGGAACGGGTGCGGCCGGCCCGCCAGGACCTCCAGGGGCGCAAGGGCCGCCGGGGGCGGACGGTGCTGATGGCGCGGACGGTGCTGATGGCGCGGACGGCACGCCAGCCGCAAGCGAGATCCGATACTCCGACGGCCGGGCGGTCGAGTTCTTTGACGACTACGCTGCCGGCTCGATCTCCACGTTCGACAAGGGGCTAGGATTCGATACGAACGGCGTAGGCACCGGCTGCACGATCGTCTCTAAAACGATGGTATCGGGACAAGTGCATAACCGGCTTGCGATTAATCAGGGTCAGTACGGGCGAAAACTTCCCTGGGGCAACGACTGGGGCCGTATCCAGATCGCGATGATGCTGCGGATCAATCGGGGCTCCACTTTCAGCGGCGGCGCCTCTTATTTTGGTGTTTGTTCCGGTACTATGAACATGGTCGCGTCTTCCAGCACCGACAACTTTGCGGGGGTGAAGACGGGCCAAAACTCGAATGACTTCACTTATACGACCGGCACGCGGATGAATTACTTCGATCACAATCCGACGTTTCGGTTTGTGACGCGCCGCGGAACGACGAACACCGACCGGACGTCGGGGTCCGGCTCCGCGGGGCGGGCGATCTCGGCGGACGAGGGTTATATCTCGCTGCACTTCCTGGAGATCAGCCGGCCAGCGTTCGCCTCCGCCGGGTCGTCGATCACTTATACGTTCGGGCGGAGTTTAGTGTCGGGCACAATGGTCGAGCATTCGTCTGCCAAGACAGTGCTTATGGACGTGCTACACCAGGAAACCCTGTCGACGGTCGGAGCCGGGTCTATGGTTGCCCTGCTCACAGGCGCCGCGAACAACACGACTTCCTACTCTTTTGACGAGAGCACGGGAGAGCTGGACACCTTTAATGTCAGCTGGGTTGAAACTTTTGACCTGGAGATCGCCGCCCTGGGCATCCGCAAGGTCTACTGATTTTTTGCGACCGCGTTCGTTTCGGCCGTATAAACGAATATATCGGCCCGAAACAGAAACTTCCCCTCGCCTGGCAGCGCCATTCCGACGCCGTTCTTGTTGATCGCACCCCAGCCTCCCCGCTCCCCCGCATAGCTGTAAGAAAAGAGCATGCCGTCCGCACCCCGCAAACACGCCTCGTGTACGAACTGCTTTTGTACTTTCAGCTCAGCCTCGCGGGAATCGAGCCGGGTATAGGTCGCGATCAGCTTGTACGGACGGTCAGGCCTTGTATCGCCCTGGAACGTCATAACCCCCGACACCCGGGCTCTCGGGGTAGCGTCATAAACATAGTTGTCAGTACTCGCGCACCCGCCGCACGCCGCGGCGGCCAGCCCCAGGAGCATAAGCCTCTTCATGATTGTCTTATCGGACAGTTAGACCCCTTTTTCAACTGTTTTTCCACCCCGAAACGTGGTATATTAAGCGAACCCTTGGAGTCCGAGCACCCTCAGATCGATGTAGATGCGCTTTTGTCCGATGTCGCCGGCGGCGACCCGGGCGCTTTGGAGTTTTGCCGGGCGTACTTCGCCTTTGCTCACCTGACGGACGACGCGGTCGACCAGCAGGTCCGGAACCGGTGGACGATGTCTCAAGTGTCAAATACGTGCCTCCGGCTGGCGGCGGCGTTAAGTACCGGGTTCTTCCAGGCGCATAAGGATTACCTGATCGCGCTGATCGAAATGTCGACGCTGGCATACCTGGAGTCGGAAGAAGCGGCCGAGGGGCCGGCGCAGAGGTTCCTTGCAACCGAGTACTTTAACGTGCTACTGGGCGTTGCTCGGATTGTAGGGGGTTTTGACCACGCCCGCGCCGTCGCCGCAAGGTGGAGGTTCGCCCGTGGATAGCCTGCGGGATTTTGAGCTGGTGGCAAATGGGGACCCGAGCGCCGTCGAGTTCGCTTGCGTGGTGTTTAAGTTCCTCCACGAGATCGATGACGCGTGGGATATGGATCAGCCACTAAGCAAGGAGTTTTTCGTACGGACAATGCTGGAAATGGTTGTTGTTTTGGCCAAAAACCATTTTTGGCTGGCCCACCGGTCCGCGTTGTTCGGCTTGTTGCAGCTCGCCTTCTTGGGTTGGGAGGCTGGTGACGAGTGGAAAGCGCGGACCGGCCATGACCGAGTTGCCGCCGAGGTAATCAAGTCCGCCTACAAACAAATTTTGTGGTTCGTCGCTGTGCAGTGTCACGGGCTCGACGGCGCGAGAGCGGTGAAGCAGCAACTTGAGTGCTTCAACTACGATTTAGAGGATTCCAATGTTCTACCAGCACCCCAATACGTCTAACGGCGCGCTCCGCGGGGCCGGATCGTCGCTTTTGATGAATTACCTGAAGCCGCTCGGGCAGCAACAGCCCGCGCAGCCCGGCCCGGCTCCCGCGGCGGCCCCGGCACCCGGCCAACCACAGCAACCCCCGCCCTCGTCTGGGTTTTCTCCTGACGTGGCTCACCAGCAAAGCGGCGGGCTGCTCCGAAATCTCTAACCGAGGAGTCCAGCATGTCCTACGGGTCAACAAGTTATAAAACATATCAAAACAAGGTTTACGATCCGCTCGGAGCGTCGCAGCAGTTCACGAAGAAGGGGAAACCGATGCAGGGATGGACCGGCGCGGTTCCGATGCGGAGTGAGATTTTTGACACGCTGACGAAGTACCGCCCGCAGGGACAGGAGGCCGCGGCAGGTGTTGCGGGGGCGGCGCGGGATGCCGCTGCAAACCCTGGATGGGCCGCCGCGTCGCGGCTGGCTTCGGATCAGATCGCCGGCAAATATCTGCACGGCTCGCCTGAATTTAGCGCGGGGATCGACGCAATGCGGGGGGCCGCTGCGAACGAGGCCGCGGATAACGCCGCGAACATCCGAAGCGGGTTCGCTCGTAACGGCGTGGCTTTTGGGACGGCAAACCAGCAAGCCGAGGCCGCTAACGCTGCGGCGGCGACTGCCAAG